GACTTTTGTTACTTGACAAAGCAACAGTTAAATGATAGACACAAGATAAACCCAATGTGGTTACAACATTCTATGGGTCAAATAACAGATCCTATAACTCATGTTGATTTATATGGCGGTGAGATTGGATTACTAACACCAGAGTATTATTATTCGATCAAAGAGGTGATTAGGAGATACTATGGTGGTAGTATCCACATCAACACAAATCTGTCAGCATTTCCAGACTTCTTCCGTGATGATGATGTTACCCTATCGGTATCTTATGACTTCCACGCAAGAGAGAAAGAACAGTTTGTTCTAAATAACATGATGAATGCTAATAAGGATCTTGCTGTCCTTATCCTTGCATCGCCTAAAGTATTGAAGATGGATGTGGAGTTTATGATCTTCACTCTTAACATGGTTTCTAATGTCAAGTCGGTAGAGATCAAGCCTTACTCTATCAACCAAGCCAATGCATTTGATGTTACTCATAAAGACTTTGAGGACTTCGTTATTAGGTTTGATGAGGCTAAGACTAAGAAGAACTTTGACTTCCAAAACATACACAACATTTATAGAAGTATAGATAAAGAGTACAATGCCTTTTCCAATGACCACGTCTATATCACACCATCTGGTAAGTTTGGCGTATTGGAGTTTGATAAGCATGATAAAGAGTACTTCAAGGAGTATAGCACATATTATGAATATAAACAATGGGCAGATAACGAAGCTGTTGATAATCTTAGCGACATTTGTCGTAGCTGTACCTATTTCGGTACATGTCTTACCGAGCACTATCGGTACGTATTGGATTTAGACAACAGTTGCAATGGATATAAAGGATTACTAGATTACTATGGAAAATTGGAAAGCGAGACAGAAGGCGTATAATCATATGACAACAAACCACCGTGACGATTTGACGGATGTTGATGTATTGAATAGGCCAGAATTTATTGTAGAAGATGCTTTGATGCACTTCGATAAGAGAGTGGATCAGTGGATCTACCCAGCGAAGTCGTTCTTCGTTGCAATCTGCTATGCCAATTGGATAGCCGAAGACTTTGGTGAGCAGTTCTATGATGTACTAAACTATAACGAATTACTACCAGACGATCCACACTTCCTACCATATGAGAGAAGTAAAGAGATCTATGATGAGATCCTTTCTAAAGTTAATTTTGATAATACTAATGGTATGGTTCCAGATGTCTATGAGTATTACCAAGAGGAATTCATGATTGGACAACTTTGACTTCACCAAACAGCTACTGGAATCTAAACGTCCAGACATAGCCGAGATTGAGATGACACTCTTTGAGAACTGTCACCTCAACTGTTCTTTTTGTCACCACGACAAGAAGTCTACAGTAGGCTTGTCTCGTGAAGAGATCTTCTCCAAGATCCCTCTAGTAGAAGAGCATGTTATTAAGATGAAGAACCGTGCAGACGTTATTCAGATCAATATGCTTGGTGGAGAATTGTTTCAAGACCGAATATCTGAGTGGGCTTATGAGGTCTACTACGACTTCTTAGTTGAGATTAAGAAGATCTATGATGAACATAAGCAGAACATTAAAGTAGTTTGGGTAACATCCTTTCAGTTTAGTAAACGTGAGAGAGTTCAAAAACTACTTGATGATTTGAATGCAATAGACATTCCATCCTATATTATCTGTTCTTATGACTTTGATGGTAGACCTGTCAAAGGACCTTATGGCAAGAACATAGAATACTTTGCTGATTATATCACATCTATTAATATGGTTGCAACCACTATTTCTATTAAAAAGTTTATGGCAGATGAGGACGAGTACTTTCACTATCTGTATAATAAGTTTGATAACTTCTACTTTGATGATTACATTCCTGATCGTGGTTATGACTATATGATCCCATCAGATAGTGAGTATCTTGAGTTCCTAAAGTTTGTGTATCATAACTATCCAGACATCAATCCTATCAAGGATCTGATCTATAACGAAACAAATCATATGCATTGCTTGGCTCTTAACAAGGTTACAATCTTTCCTGATAACTCTACATCAAACTGTAGATGGGATAGATATGACCAACGTGACTTCAACACGAAGTATGAGCCTAAAGATAATGCTGGTATGATGCAAGCTTATATGGATGAGAATGGTTGCTTGTCATGTAAGTGGTACAACAAGTGTGGCTTTAGATGTTATACACAATGGGATTGGAAGAACCGTGAACGAGATCTGCCCGACTGTATAATGCGCATGTGGTTTAACTACATGGACAAGACAGGACAAAACCAAATCACAGGATTTGATTACGTGGGAACAAACACTCCGTAACACCGTGATGCTCCATGTAGGATTGCACACCCTTATCGATACACGTCATCATATGAGCACATCCAGAACAACTATCTGTATTGGCAGTGTATGCTAATTGCGACCCAAAGTTGTCGCTTTTGGCACTTATCCAAGATTCAATATCATTCTCATCATGTACTTTAAACTTGTCTGTGCCTATCTTAACAATATCGTAGACGAATGGTGTCCAGAAGAAGTTGCCATTACAGTATGTGTAGTTAAGTTCTAAGGATCCGCCCTGTGCTTGATCGATGATAGTAGAGGGAAAAGCGTCTTCTGCCCAATCATCTAGCTTCTTCCACTTGTCTATTAGATGTTTCTGTACCTTAAACTTATCCGCTCTAAGAAACGATGGGTTAAGAGTTAAGATCGTGTCAAACTCATCGTCAGCAATATCTGAGAACTCTATGACTTTGGCATTGGTCTTATCGTCATTACCCATATTCATTACAAGATAGTAATTCAGATCGTCATCGAATAGGTTTAGCTTATCGATCATATCTTTGTATCCATGGGGGAACTTTTTAGGATCGATTGCTATGTTAGCATCGTACATGAACCCATCTATTTTGGGTATGCTGTTAAGTAATTCGATAACCTCCGTTGAGATGTTGGTTAGAGTCGTCACGAATTGTATAGTAGAAACCTTACTCAAACACTCTCGAAATGTTTCATCTCGCAATAACTCTATGACGTTGTTGTTGCCGAATAGATCAGTTGGTCCGATATTGATAGTGGAAACCCTATACCCATTATTATTGAACAAGTCAATAGCATTGTTTAATCTTTCGTAGGATCCCATGTTAGTGCCTAGTTTGTTTACAAAACAACCCACACACTTGAACTCACATCCTGACAGAACTTCAGCATTGAATATAACCTTGATCTCGTGTCCTTCGTTAAAGGATAGATCAAAGTCTGCATCAGCCTGAGCTTCTTTCTTGTTGTTAGTAACTATTCCCATGGTAATCCTCGTTATCGAATAGAGCAATAACATCTTTGTTTAATATACATTCAGATCTTCCCTCAAACATCGTATCCATAACTTTGGGTATCAATCTGTTGGAGCACACGTTGAGGTACTTACACGTTCCGCATTCTTTATTAGAACTATTTATTATCTGATCTGTAACGACTTGGTGTTTGTAATTTAAGATACCTTCTACTGTATGTGTGGTGATCTCGAAGTCATCTTTATAGATCTGAGCATTCTCATAGATGAATGGTGACGCATATAGTTTGCCGTTGTGGATGTTCACCACCGCATAGTGAAATGCTTTGTGAGATAGATCCCCCTGTAAGAAGTGAAACTTGTTCTTAAAACGATTGACATCACTAGACAAGTTTGTCAACATATCATTCCAAGCGAATAGTTTGTCTCCATGCTTGGTAGAATGGTTAAAGGATCTGACAACAGAGGGTAAGATTTCAATGACCGTGTCGTAGGTTTCACGTATGTAGTCGATAGCTTCGTATAGCCTGTCTTCGATACCCTCTACAATGTTAGTTGCCATAGAGATCTCAAAGTCCAACGAACTCTCTTTGAAGTTCATCACTCTGTTTCTCAATGCTTTCCTGTATCTTTTATCATCCAATACACGCACAAGATCTAAAGCAATCTGCACATCCCAAGACTCAACAACCTTACCAAGAGGAGACTTTTCGATAGACTTGATCTTACCTAGAATATCATCTTCCGATAGAGACCCCATGATAGAACAGTTATGTTGAATGTTTCTATTACCTTCTGGTATCATAGAGATGGCATCAGATAATCTGGCATTGTGTATGATTTCTTCTAGGTTTTCTGCACCATAGAAGTCTGTAGGTCCGATAACAATATCGTCTAACACGACATCAGTTCTACCATGTAATTCGTATGCCAGATTGTGAAACATCTTAATTGACTTGGGATTCCAATTACCTCTACGTTTAACAAAACAACCAGGACACATGTAAGAGCACCCTTCAAGTAATTCTAAAGTAACTTGGATCTTGTACTGCGTCATTGAGGATACTGAAGTAAACTCTTCTCCCACACCACCGTGCTTAACAATGTCTTTCCAACTATTATTTAACATAGGAGATGTCCTTAATTCGTTCTAGTTCTGGATCGTCATCTGTTGTAACAAGAAACCTCTTACGATAACCCTTCTTATCGTTTTCAACAGAATAGTCATCCCACTGATACATCTTCTGAGCAGGTGCATTATAGTTATGTATATGTTCCATCATATTCTGCTTAGGAGCAATACAACGATCAACTCCAAGGTAATCTCTGAGTAGAATAATCTTTCTATTGTAACAAGACATCATCAAGGGACAAGTTTCGCACTCTGTGCCCTTGACCCTTTCCAACTGAGATTGTACAATAGGAAGCACATCGTCAAAGTTATCCACTTTAAACATCTCATGGTACAATGCCATGTTTTCGTACATAAACGGCGAAATGAACCATTCGCCCTTTTTATAGTTTAGTACGGTATAGTTCATGCCACCGTGTGAGTGGTCTACCATTATGTTATTTAATTCTGTTTCTTTATAAGCACTTAGCTCGTTAAAGAAGTCATTAAACTTGTCTAATGTATCTAATATTAGTTTAGGCTTGTGAGAACGTGAAACAGACGGTACAAAGTCTAATATCGTTTTAAAGCGTTCTATTGCACTTTTATGCAGTTTAACGTAGTCTAGGCCATAATCACGTATATTGACCACAAACGTATATGTCACTTCATGTTCTAGGTTTTTATCAATGTACTCCAACATCTTGTGAATATGCTGTACATAATCCTCATCAAAGAACTTGTTAACATTCGTTGCGATACCAATTTCAATCTCAGTATCTATGTTAATATTATTTGTTATGAAAGCAACCCATCGTGGAAGATCCCCATCAATCAGTGTGCTGACAAATGCAAGAATGGGTGAGTTCTCATTAATGATATCGACTAGAGATGGCATGACCTCATAGAAGTTTTCGGACGCAAGAAAGTCTGTAGGTCCGATAAGGATCTCGTCAACCAAGATGCCTCTATCAGTTATGTCTCGTATGAAGTCTTTGGCTTTATGGATCTGATGTTCATCACTAGCATTACCTCTGCGATGCACAAAACATCCCGGACATTTGTGATGACAACCATCTAGGATATCAAGCTGAAGTTTAACCGCCGAGACTGGTTTAGTTTGCGTCTCTGTGGTTAGCTCGTAATATAAGTTGTTCTTAATTAACGGCATGCATATATTCTTTCAAGGCAACACAAGTGTTCAACTTCCTTGACTTCATATACACGTGTATGTTTCTTTCTGCGCAACTCATTAGGTATTCGCATGTGTTACAATCGTCTACTGTCTTTGCATACTCTAGGTTAGTGCCCAACCATTCCTGATCCATTGTAGTTTGAAACTCAGGTGTTCTCTGAATGATTGCGTCATATAAAAATGGATTGATGTATAATTTGCCGTTGTAGAAACTATAGTTCTGACAGCCATATCCATTAAACCTAGCATCAAAGAATGTGTATAAGTTCCTCCACTCATCATTTATCTTCTGCTTACGCAGATCTGCCCTAAACATATCAAGAAACTTATTGACCTTACCACGTGCATTCTTGTCTGTCAAGAAAGAAGGTGCGATGACTATGGGTGCGTTAAAGTCTTCCTTGACTTTGGCACACAGATCATTATATCCTATTCTGTCAAACAAATCAGGAGTGTAGTTAACTCTGAACTGAACAGATCCAATGGTAAACATCTTTATGTTTTCAAGGAAGTTGGGGTCAAGGTCATCATCAAGATACGCCTCAACATCTAACACAATCTTAAAGTCGATATCTGGAATTCTATTGATGTTACGATAGATCTGCCAAATCATATCAAGTTTAGGCTTGACAACCTTTGGGTCTTGTAATAGTGTAGATGTAAATCCGACACCACTTATAGCATACAGGTCTGTCATCGATGGGTGTGTCATCACCTCATCAAAGTTCTGAGCATCAAAGATGTCAGTTGGACCTATAGTAATTTCATCTGGATAGAACTGTCCCTTACACAACTCATCGTATAGAGTAGCCATGTGATCAGGTGATGTCAAGTTCTTTCTTGGGATAAAGCATCCGGGACACATCTGATCACAACCATGGAGAATATCCAAGTTGATCTCTGTGCGTAGGAAATCGGTATTAACAGGGCTTATGCCATGAACGTAACGATAGTACCCTGCTTCTGTTGCATTAAGCTTTGTTATCATCTAGAATCAACATGAAATCGTCGGGAAAGAATGATACGATCTGATCCGTAATCTTAGTCTCACACATAATATGATAGAGATCTTTGCCGAAATATTTGGGGGAGTCGTTAAACACTTGTTTATTATATTCAATCGACAATCCGTTTTTACTCAAGATTAGTAGAAGCGCATCATAGCCTGTAGTGAGAAGTCTGGCAATATTAGGTCCACACGTAGCTGGTTTATCAACTACCTTGATGTCTTCAACCAGTTCTTTTAGATTTTTTTCGGTTAGCTTCATATCATCGTCAAGCCCATCGTATAGTTTAGTTAGGGCAAATGGTACTGAAGATGCAACTGTGGCGATTAAATCGTCAACCAATTGTTCATTATCTTCAATAAACTTATCGATAAGTTTTGGTGGGAACAGATATAATAGTTGGCTCTCTTGTTCACCAATGTCATGTCTATATTTGAACTTAATAATAAGAACAATGATCCTAGCCAATAGAGGACAGTCAACCATAAAGTCTGATTTGATATACGCTTTAATCAAGTCTTCGTCAATAGAAGAGAACGTTGTCTTAAAGTTAGTGTTAGCCAAATAGATGATAATGTGCTGTGCAGACAACTTCTCTTTACTCTTAGCATAATCAACCCAAAGAACGTATTCTTCAAGTTCACTCTTGTCTTTATAGATCTGTACTAAGTGTTGAGGAGATAGTGGTAACTCATAACACGTACTCTCGTCTGGAGTTGTCATAATATAGTATTCCTTACAATGGGTACTTGTGGATAAGATATGGAATGCGGTTTTGTCTCTTAGAGAAGAACTGCACATCTGTATTTATCAGCTTCAAATCTGCGGTTAGATTGTCCATGTCAAAGTCATTCTGCAATACCTTGCGCACGATAGGAAACACATTCTTAAACTCTGTGTATAGATCCATATATTCCCAACCATCTGCGTCACTATCTGCCTTAGATTGGTGAGCCGCAAGGAATGCAGTATCGTCTTTAACCAAGTTCCACAACTCTTCTAGTTGATAGAAAGCGGCAGTATAGTTTCCAGCATTAGCCTTAGTAACATAACAGGATCTGATCCACGTAGTCTTGTTGGTTGCATATTCTGCATTACGTGATACATTGGCATTCATCCAATCGATGACTGCTAAAATATAAGCCAAGTAGTGGCGTCTTGATGTAAAGTGTTCCATCACATCTTGTGCCATTGTGGATTGGTGTACTGTAAACTTCTCTTTGATTAGTAGTTGTACTGAATTATTTGTATAGTAATCGTTTAAGAAGAACAGTAGGTCATAACTGAAGTTCTTGCCATTCTGATAGATCACCGTATAAGGAGTTACTGCCCCACCACCTGAGTCTGTGGAGAATAGTGTGTCTACATGATTTGATACATCTAAAATAGTTTCATTGTCAAGCACCATAGTGAGCATAACATCCATAGAGAAGATCTTCTCAAGGAATGCTCCAACCATTGCATTAACGTTAGTAGACGAGTCATAGAAACCAGATGCCGTAATAAGACCTGATGTGTAACGTGCAAAAACTGTGATCATATCTTCAACAGTAGAAAATAGAATGATAACCTTATCACTGTTTTGAATATAGTCGATATCATCTACATCAGCGTAATCCATATAACTAATCAAATCGTTAGCATTTGCTCTAATCGTATTAGCAATAGACTCATACTGAGCCGCCAATAATTGATCACCATTAGATCGGTGTACAATCACGATGTTACGTGGGGTTGCTGTGTGATAATACGAGTTTAACTCGAAACACACTGTTCCCAAGTTGTTAATAGTTGAGATATACTTTGAGTTGTTTAAGTAATAGAGATTTTGACCGATCATGGTTACGCTCCGTCTTTCATTTTGTATTTAGTTGCATCATCATTCCATGTAAAGTCGAATGGATTATAGTGTTTCAATGTTTCTTTAGGTAATACACACCCATCAATATTGAGACTATCTTGAGCCTCGAATACCAATCTACTTGCACAAGCCATAGCAAACTGACAGTCTGCACAATCTTTTACCTTACTAGACTTATTTATACCCTTTGTAATCAGTTCGTTCTTACGTTGTAAGATCTCTTCGAATGTAAGTCCTGTTACGTCTAGGTTCTTATTAGTTATAAAGAACGCTTGTTCGTGAAGCATTACATTCAAGTGTGTCGTAGGTCCGTTCTCTCCTGGAACAATAGTAATGCCCACAAAGTTGATTGAGTTACAGTAGAGATTAGCCATAGACATAACAGTCTCACTAGCATTGTTCTCATCAATAACCGACTCAAGGAACTTATTCCACGCAAACAAGTTGTTACGTTGAATGATTTGATTAGGTGCCCTAGCGAATGCAGGGTTCATTTCCATAATAGTGCCGAAGTCGTTTACAGAACGATCAATCAGCCTATTGTATTTCTCTTTGTCAATCTGCTTACCGACAACGTTAGAAGCCTGTAATGTCCAAGACCAATCCATCATCTTTGGAGTTTCGTTCTTAAAGAACTCTATTTTCTCCATAACTCTGTTATAGTAATCGTCATCATCCAACATCTCGTTAATACGACCAATCGGCATAATGAATTCGATAACCATGTCACGTCTATACGCATCTAGGTCATCCAGAATAGCAAAGATCTCTCTGACCTTTTCCATTGAAGCATTGTCGAACTTAGCTGGAGACGCAATACGTGCATTAGTGTGTTCTCTCATTATAGCTTGAACAGTTGGGTTTGTCAATACTTCTTTTGTATTCTTAGCAGAAAATAGATCTGTAGGTCCGATAACAAACTCTCTTAGGTTACCACCCACACGTAATACACCATCAGCAAGTTCCTTAGCACGATCAATGATCTGTTGATTGCTTACAGGATCAATTGCTTTGTCAACGAAACATCCAAGACAGCCCTGTTCACATCCAGCCAGAACTTCCATCTGAATAAGAACATCGAACTTTGTTGCATCAGATGGTGCCAGACTTTCGGGTCCTGAGTATCTCATCTGCTTACAATATGATTGTTGCATTGTCATGTTATCGTCTTCCTCTTGATGTATGACAGCTGGTGTGACAGCTTGAATGGCATAATACTGCTGAGATAGATCTGTTAGTAAGTCTATCTTCAATGAGGTCTACGGTTCTTCGCACTCCGTCCTCTAATGTGTCTACGATGTCTTGTGAATATATCCTACTACCTGCGGAGACTCCAGCATCAATATAGTTATCAAATAGAGAGTCAGCCGCACCTGTATATTCGAACCTATGTGTCGTAGTATTAGATCCTGTTCCACCCATAGCAGTGGGATTGTTATTCTGATATGCTGTAGTTGTTATAGTAATAGTTTTGTCAAACGTTCTTAACTTACCACCTGCGTAAGTTTGCATGTAGCTATCTATACTATCTCTGGTTAAATTGCCCATTATCTACGACCTCTTGATGTGTGACAACTAGTGTGACAAGAGCTATGACATAACAATGCTGAAATGGATCTGTCAGTGATACGAGATTCAACCTGATCTACTGTTCTTTGCATAACACTATTAATTGAGTCGATAACATCTTGACTGTACATTCGACTTCCTGTGTATATTCCACCATCCAAATCGTTATTATAAGTTGAGTCAGCCGCACCTGTATATTCAAAGCGTTGGTTAAAGCCAGCCGAGCTTTGCGGTCCCGCTTGAGTCTGCGACACTGTTTGTAATGTATATGCAGTTACAGTAAACGTCATCGTTTTATCAAACGTCCTTAACTGGCTTCCAGCCTGTGCCTGTAAACTAGTGTTATTTTGTGCATAGGTTGGCATTTATACTTTAACCTCAACTAGCCCTTCACCATCCTCTAGTGCCACACCCACAAAGTTCAAGAAGTTCATGCGCATTGCGGCAGTCGTATCAGCTGGAAGTGCTTTACATTTACCATTATCATCTGCTACTATATAGTCGCCTTTTTGAGCAGTACCATTTATCTTACAAGGGATACGTCCTTTAAGCGCAATGAAAGGCCATAGAGGATCCTCCATGTTATCTTCATTAACGTTCATTCGAACACCCGGACGTGTAGAGATAATGCCAGCGATAGCCATACCCTTTTTGTATAGAGTTACCTCTTTTTCGCCACCAACAGCCAACAGATCTCCATGTTCATATCCTCTATCGGCTAAATATTTCTCCGCTAAATCCGACCAGTTTGCAGACGTTGCTGTACCATTAAATGTACCATCATTAGCAATATATGATGTATCTGTACCATTTCTTCTAAACTGAACAATTCTGTCTGATGATTCGTCTGCAACAATATACCATCTATTTGAGTGGTACTGAATTTTACCTTTTGTGCCCGGATCACCTGTCCAGTTAGATGACGCATTGGAGAAAAGACCACCGTTGGTGATATCAAGGTTACCACCACCGAACTGACCAATCTCACCTTTTTGTCCTTTAGATCCTGTGGCTCCAACTTCTCCCTTTTGTCCTTTTGCTCCAGTTACACCAACTTCGCCTTTTTGACCTTTTGCTCCAGTTACACCAACTTCGCCTTTTTGACCTTTTTGACCTTTTTCACCAGTAAGTCCAACTTCGCCCTTTTGTCCTTTTTGACCCTTATCTCCAGTAAGTCCAACTTCACCTTTTTGACCCTTTTGACCTTTAACGCCAACTTCGCCTTTTTGTCCGATCTCGCCTTTTTGACCTTTTGCGCCAGTGTCTCCAGTCTGTCCTTTTTGTCCTTTTTCGCCCTTTTGTCCCTTTGGGCCAGTTGGAGCATCGGTAAAGGTAGTGGCTCTCCACACACCTTTTGCACTTTCAAATGTCCACGTGACATTGTTAGCGGTGTGGGTTGCGCCATTCGATGGCGATGATGGGAAATTAATTGCCGCCATGGATTATGCGCCTCCTGCGCCATATAGAGTTTTCAATGCAGTTCCACCTGAGTTGTAAATAACAAAGGATACGACAGATTTTAATTCATTTGAGCCAACAGCATCATCTGCAAGCTTATCTTGTATTACGGAATTATTTGCTAAATGTTCTGAATCTATGGAATACGCCGCATAGTGTTCGGAGTTAATTGTATCATCAGCAATCTTAGCACCAGTTACGGCATCATTAGCAAGTTTAGCTGTAGAAATAGCACCATCAGAAACAACCGAATTATTAAATTGCACCCATTGACTAGATGTACCATCATCGTAGTAGATATATAGGGATCCTGTTTCATCGTCCCACCACAAGTCACCGTCTACTGCACTACCTGGTGCTGTGGTGTTTGTAATGGCTTCGTTGCCTTCACCCTTTTGGCCTTGAGTACCAGTTCCACCCTTTTGACCAACTTCACCCTTTTGGCCTTTGTCACCAGTTTGACCCTTTTGGCCCTTAGTACCAGACGCACCGTTACCATCAGCACCAATCTCGCCTTTTTGACCCTTTTGACCCTTGCTTCCAGTTTCGCCCTTTTGACCCTTAGCTCCGTTAGTTCCAGCTTCGCCTTTTTGACCCTTGTCTCCAGCACCACCAGTAGAACCCTTTACGCCAACTTCACCTTTTTGGCCTTTTGATCCGTTAGCTCCACCTTCGCCTTTTTGACCCTTGGCTCCATCACCACCTGCACCACCAGTCTGTCCCTTTTGGCCTTTTTGACCTGCGAGACCTGCGTTGGTAATAGTATGCTTTTCCCATGTGCCAGCGGACACATCGAATACAGGAATAATATCAGTTCCTACCGCATCAGTACCTGTTGTGAATGCTGTTAAAGCAGATCCAACATTAGCCGCATCTGTGACATCGGCATTAGCTTCCACATTGTCTAGCTTACCACCGTCCGTCGAAACATCTCTTCCATCAACAGTACCTGTTACAGTAATGTTTCTAATGCCAGAAATGTCACCGCTATCATCTTTCGAGATAACCGTACCAGATGTTGGCAAAGTAAGTGCAGTTGTTCCGCCTGTAGTAAGTGTCGTTGCATACGCACCTGATGTCGTAAACGAACCACCGAATGCTAGGTTGCCCAATGCACTTAATGTTCTATTGGCATTGCCAACATCGAAAGTTAGTGTTCTATCAGCACTTGCATTTACAGAACTGTTAGCGGCAAGTATTAGTTCATATGAAGCAACAGTATTATCTCTAAGAGAGAATGTGCTAATATCTGTAATAGATCCGCCAATTGCACCAACACCAGTAATGCTTGGTGTTGTAAGTGTCTTGTTAGTAAAAGTTTCTGTACCAGTAAGTGTTGCAAAGGAATTGCCGCCACTGAGTGCGGCGTTCCACTGACCAATAGTACCAGTCAGTGAGTTGTTTGTTAGGTTAATACTTTTGTTAGTAAGAGTTTGAGTGCCACTTAATGTAGCCGCAACTGCCGAGTCTAATCTTAGTAAGACATCAGCATCGTTAGTTCCTGAGTTAAGTACAGTAATGCCAGCATTAGACCCTTTGGGGCCAATGGTGCCAACGAAGTCACCCATCGTGCCAGAGTCCATAGCAATGTTAGTGTCTCTGATAATAGCAGTAACTGCCGCAGAGTCAACGAGTGCCTGTAGACCTAGACTGATGTTTAGATGATCACTTAGTTTAACAACCATTAGTTCTTATTCCCTTATTAAGCCTGTGCTTCTGACCAGCGAAGCTGAATAGACGCTTTAACATCACCCGATAGACAGAAAGCATTAACTGCTAGAATGTCAGGACCATCAGGGAATTTATAGTCTCCCCCAAGAGGAGCACCCGATAGTTCTTTCAAGTCTCCAAGTTCTAGTGTTGACACAACTGAATCTGATCTTGATGTACCAGCAACGAATGAGAAAACACGTTCTCCTGGTAGCGCATAAGATCCAGTAGACCATGTGATAGTACCTTTGTTTGCAACTTGAGCAAAGCTAGGCTGTCCACCCTCTGCCGATCCTGATAGACCTTTCCATGTAGCGTCCGAGAAGTTCTTAGGATTAATGATCCCTTGAATATGAACCTCACCCGAAGAAGATGACCCACGACCACACACAACAGAACATTGCTTGAGGAGTAGCTGTGATCTATTGAGAAGATCCTTAGCCCCAAGTCTGCCCACTGAGGAGTTAGACACAGAAGGTGCAAGTCTAATTACAAACGATGTAATTGGAGTTGTCTGAATTTGGTCTGAACCAGAGTTATGTGAGTTAGAGTAGTTAAAGATATAACCACGGTCAAAGTCAAAGTCTCCATCAATAACTAGGGCAGAACCCCAGTGAGATAGAGTTGGCGAACAAGTGTTTGAGATCTCAATAATACCTGTCTTGTTAGCATGAGTAGCCGCCGAACCAGCAGTAAGGTTATTCGTTGTACCTTGCTGATATTGTGTTAGTGTTGCGGATCTTGTACACCCTGTAAAGTTTCCAGGACCTGTTGTCACTGATCTACCTGTATAGTTGATAATCTCGTTATCAATCATAATAGTACCAGAATCATCAAACTCGCCAAGTTCTAAAGCCCCAATGGTAGTGGTAGAGGCGTTGATCGTAGCAGTCAAGCTAGTGGTAGGCGAGTCATTCTCAATAGAATATCTCACTGGAAGGTTACCAGATCTCATAAATGCTTCGTTATTGACGTTGTTGTTCTTCATTCTATGAACCATAGTCCAATGACCATCAGGTCCTCTGATCATGAAGTCGATGAATCCAGCACCATACCATGAGTATTGGAAACCAACCATCTGCATCTTATTAACATCTAGAGTGTGTAGTGATGGGTTGTGGATACCTGTTCCATTCATTCGATCCAAGTTCCAACGGTTTTGCGGAACTTTGTGATCAGTAATCATATTACCCTTAATACCCCCAGCAGTGATGCCACGATAATCGGGAGTAATATACATAGTAGTATCAGAGGTAACTTGAGTAACAAAGTGGATCATACCACGAATAGCGATCCTGTCGCCAGCTTTACACTGTTCTGTAAGTCTTGTGCTTAAACCTGTAACTTCACTGTTGTTGTTCGTCACACTAATCGTACCAGTGATCTGTTGGGTTGATGTGCGCTTACAACAGTAAACTTGTTTACCATCAAACTCATAGAAAATTCCGTTAACATCATCAAACATACCTGCACGAACCGCAGATCCACGCCACTCAGTAACATACATTGTACATACACGTTTAAGAACTGGATCTGTAGCACCTAATGTTTGAGTAGCCGCAACTCTATAGACATAGTCATCTACGATAGAGTCAACTACATATGTTCCTTCATATCCAGATGTCTCAATACCCTCAAGACGAACCTTAGCTCCGGGCTGTAGTCCATGGTCAATCTCATCAGTACCGATTGTAATCAATGACCCTACTGTAGTACCAGCCGCAGAAATGCTTCTTACGTCATAGTTTGGTGCTAAGAGAGTACCTGTTGAGAACAAGAAGCCCTTACCAGACTGATAGCGGAAATAACGTTTACTAACACGAACAACCGAAGCCGCATATGTCGGTGTCTTAGTCTGTAGAATAACACCACCATCTGATGGTCTGTGTAGAATTGTAGCGTTAGAAAGAGCATACAGTGTAATGTTTGATGGGTTTGCAACAACTGCCCCAGTACGTGCAGTGTATGTTATTGAAGTAAGACTTGGGGTTGACTTGATAAAGAACGGACCAGAAGCCTCTTCTTTATTAGTACCACTTGCCGCAATAGCGTGAATATTTGTTCCTGGAATAAGTCCGTGTGGATTGGCAAAGTTTAGAGTTATAATACTTGGGTTTGCGCCATTTGATGATGCCGAAGTAACTGGAATAGATGCACCTGCGTAAATACCACCAACTCTTGTTAATGTTTCTTCTGTGTGTAACGATTGACCGTTTGATGTACCAACAATACCACGTGCATAGTATTTAAGCTTTGTACTGTTAACAATTGTTTCCACAATGAATGAACCATCACCACGAGAGAAACCAGCCACCGCAGAATTTAAGCCAGTTACGTTAACAACACTACCAACAGCAAGTTCGTGAGCGGATCCAAAGGTAACTGTAATTAACGAGTTCGAAGACGAACCTGTATTATAGTCTGTCGTAACTGCCGTTGTTGCAATATCAATACCTTCGTTCTGATACACAGAAGGATACCCCTTAACAGTACCATATCCAGCCCATTTAGTAGGCTGTAGTCCGTACTCAAAGTCGGCATCAATCATTGATTCTGGAAGAGATACACGCATACGTTCGATAGCGTCTGTGCCAAATGCATACGGTCTTACGACCACATCACCCTGTGGATCTTCTACAAAGATTTGTAGCGCATCCGTTGCCGCCATACCCGCACTACTTTTGGCTAAAGTAATGACTGTATAGCCATTCTCTCTTTCCATGATGTGGGGCCAATGTCCAGAAGCCCCTGTGTTCTGCGAGTTGATCGTGGTTGTTGTTCCTGCATAGTCTGTGCTTGCGAAGTTGTAAAGAACTACGTTGTCTGTGACGTTTGTGATAATTAGAATTTGATCTAAAGCGTATGTACCCGCAATTTCGACGGTGCCTGCACCACCATTGCCTGGAGTAAATACATAATCACGTATAAGTTGTTTTCCCATTGTCTATCCTATTATCCTAAAGCAATTGCATATGCTATGGCGTTACTGTTAAGTGTGTCTGAATCTGCGTTAACACCTGCGGCACCAGTAAATCCCTGTTCGCCACGCTGTCCGATTGCCGCATATACGTTCCATGTGTTATTTATGAAGATAAAATCAACCGTATTTTGACCAAGATCTAATCTAAAATTATCTGCCACGCCCTCAATAGTATTACCATTTCTGGCAACGTCTAAGTAAAGTGTCGCATTCCAATTAGCTATATCTATAAATCTAATAGTGTTCCCTGTTACAGGGTTAGAAGGAAGTGTTACCGTAAACGCACCACCTGATGTATCAATTGCTAGTCTATCTCCAGCAACTGCCGTATAGTTTCCAGTCTTAACACTGTAATTACTTTGGAATGCTGAGAAGTCCGAGTCAAATCCTAGATAAGATCCACGAAGCGCACCGAAGTTCCACGTTCCTAGTTCCCAACCAGTTCCGTTAACATTGATAGTCTGATCAGCTACTGATGAATCTAATCCATCTTGTACCAACCCTTGGAAAGCGTAGAACTCACCATTAGATGCATCTCTAACAAAGCCTGCTCTTCTTAATGTAGAGCCACCATCATCAGAGTATCTACCAACAAGACCAATATCAACAGCATCTGTAGTATTGGAGTCAGCAAGTTTGATCATTGCGTTGGTAACACGAAGATCTGTTACCTGATTGCTAATTTGATCACCACCAACAACAAGGTCACCCGAAACGTTCAAGTTACCAGAGATTGTTGATCCACCAGCGAATGTAACTACTGATGATGTACTAACATCCTGACCAATTGAGATTACGCCGTTTGAAGAATTAAGTGTGACACCTGTGCCACCTGAGAAGTGTGCTCTAGCATCTGCCGCAACAGGACCTTGATAAGTGACAACACCTGTGGTATTGTTATAAGATAATGAACCATCCCCACCAGCGTCCGTTACTGATACAGATCTTTTAGCATCTGAGTCTGCACGTGCTGTTGTGTAGTATAGATTACCACCTTCGCTCAGATCACCTGTGTTTCTTGCATCAAATGCTGAGTCTATATCTGAGTCGGCTCTTGATTTCAAGTAGTATTTGTTACTACCTTCGCTCAAATCGCCTGTGTTGTGGTTTGATATATCCGTTACTTGACCAGTAAGGTTACCAATGAAATTACCTTGGGATTGTATGTTACCAGATGCGATAATCTCAGAACCACGAAGATCTCCCGATACACCAACACCACCTGTAATAACCAAAGCACCACTAGTCTTATTAGTAGAAGCTTGATTTGATGGGATAAGTACACGACCTTCTGAGTCGATAGAGAACATATCCGTACCAGTAGATAGATCGTAGTTGGCACCTACATCCTTTTTGATCTTAAAGTTTGTAGCATTACCCTCAAAGCCAATAACAAAGTCATTAGCATTCTGTACACCAGTTACACCAATACCATGATTGAACTGATCGTTCTTACCAAGAGATATGACTGTGTCTCTTGACGAGTCGCCACCAAAGTGATATACAGTATGGTTTGAGTCGCCAAAGTTTGCACCAGTATTAAAAGAAATACCACTGTATGCATGAGTATGTACTGTAGACTGATCCCCTGCACTATCACGCAATATGATTGATTGTAGGATAGGAGCGGTTAATGTTTTGTTGGTGAGGGTTTGTGTAGCAGTCTTAGTGACATAAGCTTTAGCAAGTAGATCAAGTTGATCACTATCCATAACAGCAATAACACGTGCATCTGCACGAGCATTTGTATAGTATAGGTTTGACCCTTCGGCAAGATTTGAAGTTGTTTTGATAGCAAGTCTTGTATCAAAGTCGCTGTCTACTCTTGCTTCTGTATAGTATAGGTTTGACCCTTCGGCAACGTTAGTAGTACTCTTTGTATCCAAACGTGTATCAAAGTCAGCATCTTTATATGTTGTTACACTAAACTGGCCTGTGGTACTGTTGAAGGATAAGTCTCCTCCAGCAGACAGGTGTGCGAGAACATCTGCCTTAGCAGGTCCAACATAAGTAATTACACCTGTTGCTTCCGTGTAGGTAAGAGATCCATCACCACCGTTATCTGTGACAGAAATAGATCCTCTTGCACCAGGAATTAGGGCAGACGTGATCTTACTATTAATAAGAGCTTCTGTAACAGCCGAGTCAAGTACCCTATTAACATCATTGTTAGATGCTTTGTAGTACAAATACCCATCTGCGTAGTTTACGGCTAATTCGCCGTATTCCAAATCAGAACTATCGGGAATTCTGCCACTAACAGAACTCTTCTTATGTATAAGTTTGACCATTATGACCCTTAAGAAAGCTTAAACCGAACTAAAAAGCCCAGCGTATTGTATTACATCATAGTGCTATTTAGTACGTCCCACCATTGACCTCATGGATGATAACATCACCAGCGCCAGATACAGTAAAGTAATCTGTATTAAACTTAGCAACACCTAGATTAGACGAACTTGCTATTTCAGCCGTAACAGTTAATGTACCTGCACCATCATTGTAAGTAAGGTCAATAGCCTCACCTGCAAGAAGCAAGTTATTCATTCTGTCATCTATACGTTCATCGAACCCAATGCCATCAATTTTAAAGTCATTACCAGTTAAAAGGTTTACATGTCTATTAAAGTCCCAAGCGGCAGTAGATGAGTTGTATTTGATAGATGCACCTGCGGTATCAACTTGGATACCAGCACCAGTTGCCGCCGCACTATCGGCAGAGCCTTGGGCAACAATAACAAGTTTGTCTGTGATAGACAGGTCTGTTGAGTTGATTATTGTTTGCGTACCATCAACCTGTAGGTCACCACGAATGATAACTTTACCAGTGACTTCCATGTTATTACCTGGATCGATCCACATATAACCATTAGCAGAGTCAGTCGTTGATATGACATTACCATTTACACGGACATTGTCAACATCTAATTGTGTAAGACCTGCTAGATCTGTAACTGTTGCACCCGGATTTAAGTTAGTTGAACCAAGTGTGGATGCCGCAACTGTGATAGCACCGTTGCTATTACCGAAGTCTGTAGCATCAAACCTAGCAACACCAAGGTTTGTATCAGTAGCAACTTCTGCGCCGACTGTAACAATACCACCAGAAGTAGTAATGTCAATACCCTCCATACCTTTAAAGGCAAGAGTTCCAGATCCAAGAGCAACTGAACCAGAGGAAGCACTGTCGCCAGTGAGGTTAAGAGTTGTAGAGATATTGTTAGTGCCAGCAGAAGTCAAACGACCTTGATCGTCAACCGTGAACACTGGAATAGCTGTTGCGCTACCATATGAACCTGCTGTAACCGCAGTATTGTCTAGAGCAATGGAAACTTGGTTGTTAGTAACCGAAGATGTTAATCCAATTCCGCCTACGACAGCAAGAGTGTCAGTAGCAATTAGAACTAGGTCTGAGTCAGCACCATCTGAAATTCTAAGACCAGTTGCGGCGTTATACGAATCTACATAGCCCTTAGTCGCCGCATCAGCCGAATCTACCGGGGTAGCAAGGTCTTCGATCTTATTAAAGTTAAGAACAACAGATCCTGTACCATTTGGTTCTAGGAAGATGTCGCCATTCGTATCTGTAGCAGTGATGGTATTACCATCAATTGTCAGATTGTCAACAAGTAATTCGTTGATCTTTTTGTTTGCGTCTACAAGTAATGCAGAGGACGCTGTTAGAGTACCTTTAGCATGATCTAATTGATCGGTAAAATACTTACCACCAATGATTTCATGATTTGCGGCATCTCCGTCTGTTTCTGTTCCATGACCAAAATAGAGACGATCACCACCGTTGGAACCGTTATCTGCTAAGGATGAGTATGCTAATTCGCCAGCCGCCAACGTGGTAGGGTTACCTGATGTCGCACTGCGTTTAATTCTAATTATTGATGCCATCAGTATTGGCCTCCGTTAAAGTTTGTATCTGTTAAGTCTAGTTGGGCAACGAACTTACCCACCTGTTCATCATAAACTAAAACAGAACCTGTAACGGCCCCGGTGGTATCAACTCCACCCAAATTTGATACGTTAAAGGCACCAGAAGTAACTCTCTTTACAGGAGTTCCTACGACAACTTTAGCAACTTGTACTCCACTTGAGCCAAGTTTAATTTTAGCAACTCGTACTCCACTCACACCAACTTGAATAGACATTATTTTCTACCTTGTTACTGATGGAGATACGACAATACGTCCTTCAAGGACACGTTCTATAATGGCATTGGAGTCGCTATCTGTAAAGCTTATCTCAACATCATATACATACTTACCTGCTCTTAGAGAATCTGTCTGCGCATTCGTTAAAGATAACGTAATTATACCATCCGTAGCTGGTGTTGCTATAATTGAATTGAAAATTTGAGTGTCTGCACTATCGGAGTTAAAGTTCTTCTTCATCTTGGCGTTTATAGTGTGGTTATTCAGATCCTTGGCACCGCCTGTAGGATCAATCAGGTGAAGCTCAATAGCCACATCAGCACCCTGATCAATTGTAAATGTTTCTTCTTGTGCCATGCATCGTACCCATAAATTGCTATGTTTTGTTACTTCTATTTATACAGATTATATCGTGAGAGTTTCATTAACACTGCATAAATCATAACGTTTCTTCTATTTATACATTTTAGGGACTTGACAAAAATGACGAATCTGGGTATAATAAAGGATCAGCTTCGAGAATAGGGGAGAGAGTGTTAATCATCTATTGAATAATAGTGGTTATCAACTTCCATGGCAAAACCATTTAGGTAACTTCTTAGTTCCGTAGGTGATGTTGCATGACGCAAGTATCTTTGGGGGTGTTCCGTTACGCTATTTGTTTTGAAATCAAACTGAGACACCTTAGTGGGCGTATTACCATTACCAGTATTCCAACTAGTATGCTGAACACTTACTGATATCTCAGAACCCTTATCTTTCTGGTGCTTGAAGTAGAAACCGTCATGATAATGGTCACCCGATATAAATGATCCAAAGCATACTGTGGGTAGGTTTATAATAGCCGCACCATAATAACTACCACCATGTAAAGTGAAATGCATTTTGCTGTGTTTCAATAGGGTGAAGATCTGCTCCTCTCCCATTGTATAATCGACACGCTTCACTGGTAGCTTACATATGTTATCTATATCATCAATAACATCTAGTTGTCCAGAATGTCTAGCAATTTCATACTTGGCAGATCCTTTTAGATCATCTTGAAAGTCGTGGAGTGTAATGTAATCTCCATCACGTTTAGCTTGCCAACTTTCATTCAAAGGCCATATGGAAGATGATGCCCATCTTTCTTGGATTGTATTAGCGTAAACATCTTCATATTCGTATATGGTGAATATCACACCATTAGTGGGTGGGTGGTAGTTTTCCAGAAGCCATATGATGGTCTCCATGACTGTCCAACTATTACTGTCCTTAACCTTCTTACCATTACACCATTCAGTGTCTATCATGATACATACTTTGTATGGTTCTTTGACAATCCCACTGTCATTCATGACTTGTATTCTATAGAGCAATGGGGCGAACTGTGAAGTCAATGCCGCATATGCTCTACAGTTACCATCATCAAGTTTTACGATGTGGTTTTCTGGTGTAGCTCTTTCGTTGCTTTTACACCCTAATGCAATGGTCTTTATATGCTTCATTTTCAATCCTTGTTGGGTCTACTAGAAAGTAGTTATATGTATATCTTGTTTCGTCGCTAGACTTATAATCATGCCACGTCACACCTGTTTCTCCACAGAATATCATTAGACGATTAGGTTTCCATTCAATGGTCTCTTGTTTGCCATCGATATAAAATGTCGTTCCATGGTTTTTCTCTGGACTGAGATATATGATTGCTGACATGATCTTAAACTCTGCTTCATCATGCATCTTGTGGGTAAAGTTTGGGACTGTGGTTGCGGTGTGTATAAACCTAGCCAATTCTCTATAACCACGTTTCTTACCAAAGTAATTTGCAAACTGCGCAATCTCTGGTGTTGGATCATAGTCGTACCAATGCCTACTAACACTACCGTCTTGCTTGGTAGATCTTGCATCAAAGAGTATAGCATTGTATGTTTCTTCTGATAAGAAGTTATCTCTTATAAGTATTTTTGTCATATTCTATATTTCTCCATTGTGAAAGTTGAGCCAGTTAGTGTATTGTAATCAGCATCAAAGTTAGACCACACCAAAGCATCAGGTGCATCATATAACATGTCACAGTTCTTACAGTATTCTATAGAGTCGAAGTCATGGAACTCGTGCGCTCTTCTTAATTCATTATACTTCTCTCCATGCCAAATATCCATGATAGACTCTTCGGATAGATGACCAAGAACCGCTTTACTATCTTGACCTAGAACCATACAACAAGGTACAACCGCACCTGTCTTTTTATCATTCCCCCCTGCTCTTACAATGAGATCTGGCGAGAATGGTCTGCCACAACTGCGCTTCTTCTTACCCTCACGCCAATCAACACCCAACTGTCCCGACCAATTGTGCATCTTCCAAATCGACGCTTTAATACCAGGAACGTGATTAATCCAATTCTCACGGTATTGACGTACTTCTTCTGCTATGTTATTGTTGTCTAGGATGAGTGAATAAGATCCAAGGTTTCCACCATATTCTATTGCGGCATTGGCATTGTCCATTACCTGATAGAAAGCATCTTTGCTCATATTCTCTTCGTAGGTTTTCTGATCGTAACCAGTGACTGAGACACGTGCAAAGTGCATACCCGCATCAATAGTCTTTTTCATTAAATCGTTCTTAAACCAAAAGCCATTAGTGATGAACGACATCTTAAACCCACGATCAGATCCAGCCTTAACAAAGTCTGGTAATCTTTTGTTCATGGTAGGTTCTCCCGAACCCTCAAGATAGATCTCCTCACACTCGCCAATATCAACCAATTGATCTAAGGTATTAATGAACTGTTGATATGACATCATCCTTTTAAAGGACTTCTCTCTACCATCGTCAAAAGAGTGTGGGCAGAACGTACAACTGTAGTTGCACGAGCCACATATCTCTATCACTGCTTTTTTAATCATGTTATAAATACCCCTGAATACTTCACTATTTATAGGGAAATTAAAATGACTATAGAAGAACTCTTTACAACAAGAAGGCAGATAAGATCCTTTGATAGTGAGAAGATCCCATCAAGAGAACTTATAGAAGATCTTTTGCACAAGACCTTTTCCTTGACGCCATCCAAACAGAACATCTTTCCATATTCTGTTCACGTTATAGGTCCTGAGCATTATGCCTTGAAGGATGAACTATATCTATTAAGTCAACACTTGGGTCAAACATCAAACACTCAATCACTTGCTCCATATAACCTATTATTCACTCCAAGACTTGCTAAACCGAATAGTTTTAGTAACGAAATAGCTCAAGTCAACATTGAAGTGGGCATGTTCAGCGCAATACTTACTGGACTATGTGTTGAGCAAGGACTATCGGTTGGATATATGTTATGTTATAAAGATGATGTGAGCTATTGGACTAACTTTCCTAATGATGGTTTGAGGGTCGAATTCACCATGCATATAGGTTATGCTGATGATGCTGTTAGACCGTTTATCTCAGAATCTAAACCAGAATATGATGAGGTAATAAATTGGTATAAGGCGATAAAATGAGAATTACACATGCTAACCAGACGATAGAGTTTTTTACGGATTCGTCTCTTCCTAGTATTCCCAAACATATTGGATTGTCTGTATCTGGGGGTCTCGATTCGGCTTCCCTTTTATTCCTAATATGTAAACACTATCCACAGATTAAAGTGTCTCCTATGATCGGAATAGATGCTTATGCAAAGTTTGATGCTCTGTGTGCATTTGACATTATTGAGTGGATGAAAGATAGATTTCCTAATCATAACATACTAGACAATCAATCATTTACCTTTGATCATTGGGATCCGTATTGGATAGAGAAAGCTCAAGATCTACACGATAGGGGTGTGGCGACAGCACTACAGGCTGAAGGAACCTCTAAGAACTTGCAAATGAGGAATGGACTACAGACGATCAAGGATGAGATAAAGTATGAATGGCATGTTACAGGAACAACTGCAAACCCCCCTGATGATTATATGAAGAAGCATGGGTTCTATCATAAGGCTGAACATGTCAGAGATGAACCGCATAATAGAAAGACTTTTGTGAGAGGTCTATATACTCCATACATAAATGTAAACAAGAAATTTGTGGCTGGTGTGTACAAAGATAACGATTTAATGGATGAGTTATATCCATACACAAGCTCGTGTGTGGGGATGCCAGACAAGACAGACTATGGAACTGTTGCTTGCGGAACTTGCTTCTGGTGTCATGAAAAGAAATGGGGATTTGAAGATGATTAAATACAACAATATAGAACTAGATCTATTCTCACGTGGAGTTCCAGACAAGGTTATGCTATCATTGTCTGGTGGACTTGACTCGGCGTCCTTACTTTATATCATATGTAAGGAGTATCCCCAAATGGAAATCATTCCATACACTGGTAAGGATAAATATGCTCCATTTGATTTCTTATCCGCAACTATGGTCATTCAGTGGATGCAAGATAAGTTTCCCGATAACAATATTAAGGAACACGAATGGTTTGAATTTGATGTTCAAGATCCTGTTCAGCGTAAAAGAGCGGAAGACGAGTGGGAGAATGAAAAGGTATTGGTTGGTGGTAAAAGAGTTGAAAGGTGTAGCACAATAAATGGTCTAGCCAAGATCCTAATGATTAGAGAGTTTACTCATTCTGTTTGGGATAAGCACAAAAACCCTATGATTGTGACTGGTATGACTGGCAACCCATCAGTTGAGGAAATGAAGAAACATGGGTTCTATGATGTTCGTGAGAAACGAAGGGATGATGGTAAGGTTGCTAAGGAATATGGATTTAACTATCAACCATTTGTCAACGTAGACAAGAAGTTTGTTGCCGATATATATCGAAGTAATGATATCATGGATCTCTATGAAGTAACTTCATCGTGCATTGGTAGTGCTAAAAATACTAATTTTCATACCGAACCGTGTGGCGTATGCTTCTGGTGTCATGAAAAGAAGTGGGCATTTGAGTGTTAAACATTGTAGTAACAGGTAAACCATCTGATGGTCTATTCTTCTACAGTTGTGAACACTACTTCAAACTCTCATCTCTAGGAATTGATGTACAATTGATTGTCTTTAGGGCAGGGGGAGGAAATGGAACACATTTTCCTAAGAAGGAATATCTAAATTCGGTAAAAGAGAAATACACTAAAACCATACCAATTATATTCGATGATTACTTTCCAGAACCCAATGAAGTTAATCTAATTATGGGCAGAAGTATGCTTACTCTTGCTTATAAACAGAGAGGCGATCATGATGAAGATAAACAGTTTAGTATGTCTCTTCTATTTAAAAACCCATTGATATCTGTTTACTCGGAAAACCACCCTATAGAGTATGATGAGGCTGTTGACTTCTTTAAGCCCAAGAAGATTTATGATTTGTGTGACCATGATGTATATCCTAATGGTGTAGGAGAACAGTTTGAGAAGTATATTCACTTTGATAACTATAAAGATCCTGTGGATGATATACAATTCAAGTATCTATTTCTTGGAACCACACCAGACTATTACAAATGGGCAGAAGAATCTATTGACAAATATCCTGATCATGGTATAATAGGTTACTGTCCACCAGACTACGTTAATCTAAATCTCAATAACGTAAGAGCACCTGTTAAGAACTTAATGGGAATATTCGATACGTATGTTTACCTCAAGAAGACATTCGATCCTGCACCTAGAATACTACAAGAGTGTTGGCACTATGGGAAGAACGTTGTAGTTGATAGACCAGACATGCACGATGGTGGATCTGTATATATAGAACGTGGTGCAAAAACGCCTAATGTTAACGCTATACTAAGGGCGTATGATGAAATACATAGTAGTTAGTGGTTGTAGTTGGACATCTCCATACAGACCCAAATACGATAGAGGTGGAACAAGTTATGACTTTGTTAAATGGCCTGACCATCTGAGAAACATGATAGACTGTGATGCCGAAGTAATCAATTTTGGTCGGAGTGGTATGGGTAATGAATTTATATACACAACTCTAAAGGATACTATATTAGAAATTGATCCAAAGGATATATTGTTAGTCGTAGCCGCATGGAGTGGATGTAGGCGTGAAGATTGGATTACACATGATCCAAGCCTAAGAGACAAACAATGGCAAAGTGTCATACCAAGGCACGAAGGGTACACAAGATACTCTAAGGATCTCGACTTTATGGTTGCAAAATCTAACAATTGGAGATGGTCTCTGGGGAGTTTATGTAAACAATTGGGTGTTAGACTTGTAGACTTTAATATGCTTTGTGCTTCTAGTGAAGAAAGTCATGGAAAAGATCCAATGTTTGACCTAATTGACCCACGACAGTCACTATCGCAACAAAAAGCAGAAAGATTAGGGCTTCCATCTACAACATCAGTAGGAGAACTGCTCTTTTGCAATAGGGAAGCAATTTATAATTATTATTGGGGCAGAGCTAAACGATTAACTTCATACAATGCTCTTCCAGAAGTTCAGTATGAGGTATGCATTGATCCGAAATATAGAATAGAAATTGACGACTCTCACCCAAACGCCCAAGGGCACAAACAGATAGCAGAATGGATATATGATGAAATACAACGGTTGGGACATTGAATACTTAGAGAGCATTGACGATTATACGGCAGTGTTTGATTTGATGATGGCTAAGGATCCCGAAGGACAGACTGAGAACCTTGAGAATGCCATTGCTGAATATACTGGTAGAAAGCATTGTGTCAGTATGGCAAATGCAACGGACGCTCTTAGGTTTTCCCTTATGGGAATTTGGGAAGGTGATGAGGTACTTGTCACAGACTTCTCTTGGATCTCTACATCCTCTTGCATCTCACACGTAGGAGCAACACCTGTCTTCTGTGACATCGATCCAGATAGCTACCACATATCCATTGAAAGCATTAAACGGATGAAATCGGATAAGACCAAGGCTCTTATCTACACACATCTCTATGGTAACATGACAGACACTACTGAGATCGAAAATTGGTGTGATAGTAACGGCATTCGTTTCATTGAGGATAGTGCTCAATCATTTGGATCTTCTTTGAATGGACGCAAAGCAGGTACTATCGGACATGTTAGCTCATATAGCTTTAACGCCAATAAGGTTATTGCTGGGCTGTGTGGCGGTGGTGTGTTGATGACTGATGACGATGCTCTAGGCGATTATGCTAAACTGATGAGACGCCATGGTAAGAACAAAGACTTCTCTATGTTGGGTTACAACTCTAAGATGTACACAGGCAATGCTGATGTCATTCTTATGCGTATGAGAAGCATGGAGACATGGCAGAAAAGGCGTAATGAGATTGCTTGGATCTACCACGAGATGTTGAGTGATGAATTCCGTTGCCAAATTGTATCCGAAGGACTTGAGCACAACTTCCATAAATATGTCATTGGCTTTGAAAGTAAGGATGAGCGTAAACGAGTAAAGAATGCAGTTAAGGCTCAGGGGCAAAACTTGTCCATTCACTACGAGAATACTCTATCTAACAATTCGCTATATAGTAACATAGAGTATAGAAAAGATGACTGCCACAACGCACAACATGCGGCAGACACTGTAATGTCATTGCCTATTCATGCATGGCTAATGGACGAAGAAGTAGAACGCTTATGCAATATGATACTGATGAGTTAAACTTAATTTGGGATAAAGACCTGTCTACGTTTTGTCTACTCGATTCCAATTACAACATGATACAAATGGATCTTGAAAAGGAAAACGTTCTGCACAAACTAATATCCAATCTAGTACAAGATGATATTATCGATCACAGTCTTATAGGCGATGAGGTGGATGACATATACCTATTTCTAATAGAGAAGATATATGCGACAACCAACCCAACGAACCATAGTATATATAAATTTAGTAAGACTTTAAATCAAAAAACTAAGATGAAAATCATCACGGCATTCAATGTGTTTCTCAATGGTGTCATGCAAACCAAAACGAACTCAAGGATAGTGGCACAATATGAGACCTGATCAGCACAGTATGTTTTCTAGAAAGAAGATGAATTTAGACATTACTCATAGGTGCCCCCTTGAGTGTCTTTGTTGTCAACGGTGGAGTTCATTTATCCGCCATGGAATAAAAGTTCCTGGCGAAGACATTTCGCTTGATAACTTTAAGAAGTTAGCTGATCACTTCCTACATCTGAACTTCTGTGGACAGGTATCTGATCCAGTACATCACCCTAAATTTATTGAGATCCTTGAACATACTGCCGTTATGAAACGTAGTGTGAGTGTTCATCACGCATCGGGAGCAAAGCCTGAGAAATGGTATCCAAAGGCATTTGCCGCTAATCCCAAAGCTAGGTGGATATTTGGTATTGATGGATTGCCAGAAGAGAGTAATATGTATCGGATCAATCAAGACGGTGAAAAGATATATAGGATGATGGAAGTTGCTAGAGGTATCTTGGTATCAAAACCAGTATGGCAGTACATCGTATTCAGTTATAACGAGAACCACATACAGGATGCTTTAAAAATGGCAAAGGCTATTGATGTAGAGTTTATGACTCTCATATCTTCACGGTGGAGAAGTCATGATGATCCGTTAAAGCCTAAGAACTCTGCTATGAGATTAGATTTGTATAGCGAAGACGTTAACAAAAAGAATGATAGGATTGTGAAAAATGAAAAATAAAGATAATGTTGAAATAGATCCTAAGTGTATGAATGGTAAGCAAGAGGCTTTTGGCTTAACCAATAGGGGAGAAGTCATTCCATGCTGTTGGGCTGATACCGATAGAGTGAGGAGAGATCCTGTCTATAAGAATCTAGTGGCTGTTTCTAACATTAATGATTACGATAGTGTTGAAGAAATCTTCCTACAAGACGAGTGGATTGAATTTGCAGAGAACTTAGAAAAAGGCGATAATGTCTTTGATGTGTGTTATACTATATGTAAAAAGAGAGAATCTCCACAACATAAAGCAGAGTTGTTTATAGATACCGAAACTGGGGAAGTGAAAAAGGGTAAACACACCTAATGAAATTAGGCACAAAGCATCTGTATGGTAGTAACTACAAGTCTGTGGATTTCTACCTAAGTAAGTCGTGTAACAAATCGTGCCATTATTGCACGGCGTGGACACTACAGATGCGCAATCTTCATGTTGATATGGAGTTCCTGAGAACATGTTTAGATGGCCTTGCTCCGTTTCCCACTAAGATAAATCTGTTGGGTGGTGAGCCCGGACTTATTAAGAACCTTGACGAAGTCATTGCAGAAATCCGTAAGTATCCTAACTTCATAATATCAGTTCTATCAAACTCTTTAATTAGAAAGTTCTATCCACACATTCTTGAGGATCCAGATATCATTTACATGGAGCATCTAGTATTGGACTTTCATGAAGATAGAATTGAAAAGCTAGGTAACTATCCTTTTATTCAGCCTAATGAATGCAACAACTACAATCTCGTAATTCAAACTCCCAACTACTTCAAGTATAGAGAGAACCACGATTTAACAGAGATTGATCACGCATCAACTATATTAAAACCGTTCAATTCAAGATCCCCCGACTATGATGCGACATCACAAGCCGCCGTTGAAGACAGGAAGATGTGTTCTATGTTCCCATCAGTCCCTGTGATTGACTTTGAGATAAAGAAGATACGACACTGTAGTAAGAAGTTCATTAATGGGTCTAGGCACTTTGATGTGACCGAGGATAACTTGCATAAGATGATGACGTTTAAGTTGTTTAAGTATGAAAAGTATTGCGTTAATTGTACCGAGCATTTGGGGGCAACAGGACATTATAGGGCAGTCAAGGTATTAGAAATGTTAAACGAATATGAGATGAGGAATGTATAAGTCCCATGGCCTTAGCGTATTCTTAGACATATCGACATACTGCAATGCCGCCTGTCCTCAGTGTCATAGAACTGATCCTAACGGTCTAGGGAAAGTAAATTGGTTGCCTCTGATTCAATGGAATCTTGAAACCTTTAAGAAGGCTTATAATTTAGATAAACCTAGAGTTCGATATCACTCCTTTGAGTTCTGTGGAACTTGGGGCGATCCTGTAATGAATAGAGAACTGTTGGGCATGATACAATATATTATTGACAACAGCAATGCCACCATTAGCATAGACACTAACGGAAGTATAAGAGATGAAGAATGGTGGTGGAATTTAGGAATAATTGGTGGCAGAAGGCTACACGCAACCTTTGCTGTTGATGGCATAGACCAGAAGATGCATTCTCACTATAGAAGAAATACTGACCTTAAAAAGGTATTAGCTAATATGGAATCTATATCACAAACACGATCTAAACCTAGAGTACGTACAATCGTATTTAAACACAACGAAGACTACCTTGAACAAATAGAAGAGTTGGTGCGTTCTCATGGAGCAAGCACAATTGAGTTTACTCCTTCGGATCGATGGGAAAAGGGCGCAGTATTTAACTTTACAGATGAATTGGGTAATGCTCAAAAGTTAGAACAAAGTAGGATACTTGATGGTTATAAAGTGTAAGTGGTTAGAGGATAATAGAATACTTGTTAATCCAGATGGTCAAGTATTACCTTGTTGTTACCTTGCCAACAAAGATTGGCAACTAAAGCAAAAGGATAGAACCAACAACGAGGTGGTTATGCAAGAATATAATGATAACAAAGAAAAGTACAATATACATACCAATGATATGAAAGATATCATTAATGGAGAATGGTTTACTAAAACCTTACCAGATTCATGGAAAGATGAAACCAAAACCATATCTCAATGTAAAATATGGTGTGGGGAATAGAATGCGTAAGAACTTATTGGTAAGTGGGTGTAGTTTTACTAATCACGACCCTGAGAGTGATGGTATAAATAGTCGTTGGTATCATTACATTGCCGATAAGTTGGATATGGATACCATAAACTTAGCACGTAATGGTTCTGGAAATGAACACATCTTCTCTAGCATATATGATTACCTTGCATCTGATGCCGTGAAGCCAGATATGATAATTGCCGCATGGTCTAAGTCCCAAAGGAGAGATTATCAAAATCATGGAAGATGGATGAACGATAGAGTGGATCTTCGTGGAGATATCTCATATCATTTAAAAAGAACCGCTAGATATAAGCGTATGTTAGAGCTATTATGTAATCATTATGGTATAAGATATATATCGCTTCAAATGCTTGAATTGCTACATAAGGAAGAGCTTGGGGCAAGAATATCCGTGCAAGACAAAGTGCTTAGATGGAATACTAGTGATATGATAAGCAAGACTGATCACCATCCGTCTGAAATTGGTCATGAAAAAATAGGAAAATACGTCTATGAAAACTATCTTTAGTGCATCTTATGGTCCTCACGATCACAATACGTATGATGGTGTGTGGCACAATCAAGTAGAAAGATATAGTAGATTAAAGCACAATGTGCCTTGGCATTTCGATTCATACCCTCATCACACCACCGCAGATAAGATGAATCAAAACGATAACAGTGCTGGGCAGAAGTTCTATGATGAGACATACAAACCTGATGAGCATGAGGTATTTGCTTTCACAACAACTATAGGTGGGTTGAAGCAGATTGATAATGCCGCATTCCCTCAAAAGTTCTTAGACTTTACACCCACCAACCTGTGGGACTATTCTATGGAAGGTAATCAATATTACATTGATCATCACCAATCTCATGCGGCATATGCATTTCTTCAATCTGGTTACAAAGAGAGTGATATCCTTGCTATTGATGGTAGGGGGTGGAAGTTCAATTGCATCTTCGTGAATAAGAACGGTGACATAACAGATCTGTCTGATGATATGAATATGGGAATCCTTTGGAACCATTTCGCAAAAGAATTAGGATTTGGTAATCTAGGTGCAAGCAAACTTATGGGGTTAGCCGCTTATGGCGAATACTGTCATGAGATACATATGCATTTAGAAAGATATTGGGAATTCGGTAAGTTACCCGATAGCCGAATGTCTTGGGGAAAACTAAGATCACTACATCAACTTAGGCCAGAAAACATCGCCAAAACACTTCAAGTAGCAACTGAAGAACGTGTTAGAGACTATGTACTTGCTTTGAAAACAAGTGATAACTTATGTGTATCTGGTGGAGTTGCATACAATGGCTACATGAATGAGATGCTAACCAAGACTTGGGATAACGTATATGTGCCACCTGCTCCTGGAGATGAAGGTCAGTCGATTGGTACTTACATGCATGCAGACTATATTCTAAACGATAATGTACATATACCAAGTGTATATTCTGGTGAAGATTATGACTATGTTGGTGAAGAGAAAGTTAATATTAAAGAGGTAGCACAGGCTATAGCTGATGGTAAGATTGTTGGTTGGTTCCAAGGTAAGTCTGAGAGTGGTCATAGGGCATTGGGTAATCGCAGTATCCTTGCAGATCCACGAAACCCTGAGATCAAATCTATTATTAACAACACCATTAAGAATCGTGAAGACTTTAGACCATTTGCACCGTCTGTCCTTGTAGAGCATTACCAAGAATATTTTGATACTAATCAGCCTAGTCCGTACATGGCAAGGATCTGTCCTGTCAAATCTGATAAGGTTCCTGGTATTACACATCTAGATAACACTGCCAGAATACAAACTGTTAGTAAGGAAGACAACCCTAAGTATCATGAGTTGATTAGCGAATTCTACAAGATCACTGGCATTCCTATGGTACTTAACACTAGCTTCAACTGTCAAGAGCCTATTGTAGAGACTCCTAAAGAAGCTCTATATACTTTTAATAAAACAAAAATGGATATGGTGGTAATCAATGATTATATCGTGCGTAAAGTGGGGCGATAAGTTTAGTCACGAGCATGTGAATAGACTATACAAGATGGTATGTAAGAACTTCCATGAGGAGTTCACATTCGTGTGTCATACCGAAGATCCTACAAACATTCATCCCGACATTAAGATCATTCCTCTTGACTTGTCATTAGATCTTGAGGTGTGGTGGTGGAAGCTTGTCTTGTTCCAACAACCGACTGATGAAGTCAATATGTTCTTTGATCTCGACAATGTAATCCAAGGCGATATAACACACTACAAAGATTACGTTGAAAAAGATAAACTAATGATGATCAAGGCGTATTGGAAACCTTGGTTGGAAGATATTGAGCCTATTGCTAAGAAGGGTTTCGACATGAATCTAAACTCATCTGTCTTAGTTTGGAGCGGAGATCTTACTGAAATATGGAATACGTTTCACGCAGATATCGAATTCTATCTACTGAAATATAGAGGAATTGATTCGTATCTTAATTTCGATCATGGGGAAAAATTAACTTTCTTCCCAAGGGGAGAGATCTACTCAAGAGCATATGGTATAGATGAGAATGATTATTGGTACACATATGGTACTCCTGGCCCTGAGAAGTTGTACTACAGTGAAGACCATACGATATGTATCTTTAATGGGTGGAGACGAAAGCGTTGGAGCGATAAGGCTGAAAACGATTATATATTAGACAATGAGGGTTACAATGGTTTCGAACATTACTGGAATTAATAGACATGCTTGGCATAGTATATGGAAGCTGAACGATGTTGTAGATGATTTGGGCAAATCTATTCATGCCGTGAGAGATCTATTGCAACCTCATATGAGACCAGAACAGTTTAAAGCACTGATGTTTGCTATCAATAGGGACTATGATATTCCTCACTTTTGGGACAGCATGTCACCCAATCAGAGTGTCAGCAAAACGTGGCTTAAAGAAGAGTTGAGTAAAGTTTCCGAATTCAAACAAGGGGGGAAATTGAAAGATGGCACATATCCAGTTGGAAAGAAAAGAATTCAATTAGTGGGTGGATGGTTTGGATTTCCATTAACCAACATTCTTCTGGATATCTTTAAAGGCGATCTGGACTTTATAGAAAATATCGACCTTGACGAAAATGCGATATCAGTATTTCATCAGATTGCTAACGAAAAGAAGCTAGATAAAGATGTTCGACTAATTGGCACTTGTGCAAATTTCTTGGATAATAATCCTAGATCTAATAGCATTGATGTCCTAATCAATACATCATCCGAACATATGCCACCACTACCTCAACTGTTTAAGGATAAGAACCCAAAGCCAACATGTTTATATGTGCTACAAAGTAACAACATGACGCACCTTGAGGAGCATGTCAACTGCGTAAATAGTGAAGATGAGCTTGTCGAAACTTCTGAAATAACAGAGGTTGTATATAAAGGCAGTATGATGATGACTAATGGTTATAAAAGGTTTATGGTAATTGGCTATCAGTAGAGTTATATACAGTTTCTACATTGAAATTCCCACAGAATTATTGGTATCACACCACAGCTCCAAGGAGAAGTTTGCCGATAATTACGATTGGCTATTGACAAGTCAGAAACATTATGCTAATAAGATAGGTGTAGAGTACAAACACTTCACTAAAGACGAAGCGTTTGATACATATGCTGAATGGTTTGAGGATAACTATCCACAGATCTCTTACTATGATATCATCAACTTTTACAAGATCCGTCTAATGATGGACTTGTCTGAAGAGTATGATGAGGTTCTTTACCTAGACATTGATGTCATACCAATGACAGATCTAAACTTCTTTGAGGAGATAGATCTGTCTAAAGGTATTGCTGTTATGACTGGTACTGCCAATGGACAAATGCCTGTCACCAAGCAAGCAACCCTTTCATACACACATAGTGTGAGGTCTCCTATGGCTAAGATGTGGAACAGTAAATGTCTCATATCCGACTATGGTATGGGAGTAGATCAACCTGATGTGTTCAACACTGCGATAGTGGGGGCAAAACGAGAACATCTAAAACAACTTAAATACTTCGATGATTTTGAGGAAACTCTTGACACGATGGAAGGTATGATATGTGATGAGTTCTATCCCGATACCATCAGTTACATGTTTGGTTATGATAACGAAACTGTATGGGGGGTTAAGACATATCTAAACGAAGTTCCTTATCAGGAGTTAGGAGAATGGCACCACCTTATGGACAAGTGGAGCTATATAACTAAAGAAGCAAAGTTTGTACATTGTATTAGTAAGGACTTTGACTATGTGAGGCAATGGTGTGAAAAGAATAATATTCAGTTTATATAGAAATGATCTTGATGATCATGCTTCTGTGCCCGATATCAAACGACAACAGTTCGCTAAGTATGCGGATCAGTTAGAAAATAAGCAGAGAGAATATGCAGATCTGTGTGGCGCAGACTATAAGATATTCAAACCAAACTCAACAGACTACATTGACGTACAATTCGAAAAGCTTAACATGTTTGAGGAGTTGAGACATAAGTACGATCAAGTAATGTACCTAGATTTTGATGTCATACCGAATACTACAGTGAACATCTTCGATAAGTTTGATCTAAACACCATATGCGCTTTTAACATAGATGTTGCTATGGATCCAGAAATTATCAAACATAGATTTAGAGATAATTTTGCTTGGGATGCCATGGACATGTATAGCAAAGCCCTTAACAAGAAGGCCATGCTTCTCTTACACGACATATATGGAAGTGAAAGTTGCATCAACACAGGTGTTCTATTAATGAACTCTGATTGTATTGCTAACCTAAACTTTGCAGAGAGATCTGTAGAGGCTGTACTCACATTCGATGAGTCATTAGAAGATAGCCTATATATGCCCGAAATGACTAAGAGTTGGGAATTAAACAATGAAGTCATAATATCATATATTATAGAGAAAGATAACCTACCGTTTACTAATATTGGAATGTCTTGGAACTTCATAGTAGATCATAATGAGCAACAGATTACATCTGCCGCACACTTTCTACACTTTGTTCATAAGAAGTTTGATCTATACTTCGGGTGAGAGGAGCATTGTTGTATACTTCACAACGTCAATAAAGGTTTTAGCCTTTCTAAGCTTCGCCTTAGTCTCACGGTCTTTACTCGTTTTGATAATGTCCATTTCAAATATTCTGAGCTTTGTTAGAAACAACTTTTCTTTCATATCATCATCGTCATATGGTTCAAATAGTGTATCCACCAACGCTTCGTGTAGGTTATTATCTACACCTTCGCCCTCATAAATAAGTTCCATCTCTTTGCCAGTGGCAATGATCATCTCTTTGAATGCTTCGTTCTCTCTACGGAACTTGTTGAAAGTGTTTTCGTGAATGATGTCGATGTCGATCTTACTTGTCAACCACTCATAATCAGCATCTCCAGCCTTAGCTTCGATGTGAAAGGGAATAAGAACCACATGATCTTCAGTCGATTCTTCAGCAAAAAGCATTGCCTCAATCTCGGTACGTTCATTGTTAGTGAAGTGTGCTGTGCTGATTTCTAAATTGTGTATTGTCATTTTACACCTGTTCCATTTTAAGTCTGTGGGTTGAAGCAGTAACGGCAGAACCGTTAGGGAATTCCTGTGCACGATAGTCATCAAGACCAACGTAACGTGTTTGGTGATCACCATCGCCATTAAGGATAGTATCTGCCATACCAGATCCTAGATTAGTTCCAGTGCCATTAAGATTGTATGATATTTTACTCCCAACGATCTCTGATGCGGCATGTTTCATACAGTTCTGTAGCCACGCATCCATCTCTGCCTGAGTATATTGTTCTATATTCTTATCTGCGTTTCTGATAAACAACATCTGTGACATAGAAGGAGCCGCAATGTTATCAGCCGCCAGAAGATAGTAGTTAGTAACTGTAGTAGGTTGGTCTAATGTCTCTTCTATTTCAGCCGCAGTATATAGAGTGGTATCTGCTCTTGTATCGGCATATACTATGTCTGTAGATACTGCACTATATCCACTTAATGTTGTGGCTGTATGAATGTAATATGTTCCTGGTTGTCCAGCGGCACCTGTGATCGTATCAATAGAAGGGTAGATAAATGTATCATAAACATCAGTTAAAGTCATGGCTTGGATATCACCACTTGTCTGATAGACTGGAAATGCAACACTATTAGTATCTGCCGTAGCCGTTGTATCGGTTCTAGTTTCAGTAATATGAGCACGTTGGACTGTAACTGTAGATGGTTCCGCCGTGGTTGCTTCATCTGGTAATGCTGTTGTGCTTGTTGACACTGCACCAGCTTGTTTACGTGTATCAGAAAGATTACCCAACCCACCAGAAGACGCAACACGTGATAGTGTAACAGATGGAGAGGCTCCATACAAATATCTACATCTATCTTTAACTGCGTCTATTTGAGCCGTTGTCATCTCTATGAGATTATTCGACCCATCTAGTATAAGAGGAGTTCTAACTGTCATCTAATTAACTTCCTGCACCATATAGTGTCTTGACTGCCGTGCCATCAGAACTATATATCACGAATGTAACAACGTCTTTTAGTTCTGCTTGAGAAACGGCATCATCTCCAATTTCACTTTCGCCCACTGCACCTGCTGATATACCATCCGCAGTTACGGCATTTGTCGCAATGTGATCCGCAGTTACCGCATCGTCAGAAATGTGTTCTGAAGCGATAGCATCGTCTGAAATCTTAGTTCCGTTAACAGCATCAGCACCAAGTAAGTCTGAAGTGATTAATAGCTCAGAAACAACACCGCCTGCTGATGTGGATCCTAATACTCTATTAGCCGTAACGACATTCTGCATCTTGGCATAAGTGATTGCATCATCTGCCACCTTACCTGTGGTCACATTTAAATCTGCGATCTTTGCAGTTGTCACCGCTAAAGCATTAATCTTTGTTGTTGTCACCGCCGAAGTATTGAGTTTATTGGTAATGACTGAGTTTGTTGCTAATTTAACCGCAGTGATAGATCCGTCTTCAATCAAAGAAGCATCTAATGAGCCTGACTTGATAGCAATGTGACCACTAGTTGCATCAAATGATGCTGAGTCGAATGATGCAATGCCTTTGTTAGTTAATGAAGCATCCTCACCTGATATCACACCAGATGAAATGTCTATACCTTCGCCTGCTGAAATAGCACTTCTAATATTAGTATTCGTTACTTTATTATATGTGTAGACACCATTGTTACCATATGCAAGAGAACCATATCCTGTACCACTATTTGCCGCACCGAATATTTCAATAACAACGTCTGAGTCAACACCAGCGATCTTAACTTCGTTAATAGCTCCAACAATACTATTTTTTGCTACTGTCAGTAGATCCCCAAGAGGACCCACAACTGTCGCCGCACTATCCACTTGTGCATGGATTTCGCCAATAGCCGCACCAACTGTGCTTGCTGTCGTACCCATAACACCAACTGAAATCGTACCTAGAGATGTTTCTGCCGCATTCGCTTTTGTTAGTGCAGTTGAAGCATTAGCATCTACTTCGTTAATAGCAACAACAATGTTCTGATCAGCATCTGTAGTCAAGGAAGTTCTTGTACCTACGTCACTGTCAAGGTTATTGATTTGGACTTCGTGTTCGTTGATTGCGCCCTTAATAGTGGACGCACTAGTTGTTAGGGAAGCTGAACCAATCTCTGCATCTAGCTCGTTAATAGCCGATTTGATGCTAGACTTGTCTATTGTTGTGAGATTGGCAATTCCTCCAATGTCACTATCCAAACTGTTAATGGCTTGTACAACGTCACTGTCTGCCCCCGAAGTGGACATCAGTGTGATATCACCGACATCATAAGAGATATCGTTGACTTTTGTTTTGAAAGCGGATACAGTATCCGTGAGTGTTACGTGCGTTCTAGCCATTTAAATTTTCTCTACAATTTGAGCCAACAGTTGTTTGATATCGCCTAATTCATTCTGTAGGTTTCGTACATCTGCTTTCAGTTGTTTATCTTCTCGGTCTTTTGTAGCTCGTGTCTTTTTACGTTCACGTGCTGTTGTGATCTCATCTCTATTTATATTGATTATAGCACCCGAATTTGGGTCTCTTACCAAATCCGAATGCCCACTTACTTTAATCATTATACACTCAACGCTATGATTCTTAGGTCTTTGATGACTGGTGGTGTTGATGTGTTACTAGATTTCAGCACAATCTTAAGTTGGAATTGTGAGAATGCTTCCATAGTGCCACCATCTCCACCTACAAGGTATCTATATTCTCTAAACACGTTAGGGTTTTCATCTGAAGGTATTTCAGTTTCTTTAGTGGCTAACACCCAAGTCGAGTCTAATAGGTTACCAACCGCATCCGTATCTGAGGCATTTGTTCTATAGTAAACATCAAAGTCTGCCGCAGAAGGTCTGTTTGCGCCAATTAGGATCTTAATTCCTACTGCACTTTCTTCTAAAGCAACTGGTTGTGTGATGTGCTTAGATAGACTTGAGCCACCTGTTGAGTTGGTTTCTGCAATGTATACGAGTGGAACGTTTTCATTACTTGCCGCACTACTGGCAACCTGTCTATCCACTAAGTTCTTGATACCAGTTACAGACGAGCGTTGTAGATCCACCACAGGACATACAAGATCAGTGTTAGTCTTTAGATTGATCTTGTGTGTAATAGACTTAGCACCACTCATGTTTAGCGTCGAGTTCTCTGAAGAAGCAATCGTTCTAGTTGTTAAGAAGATATTGTTGTTTCTATTAGAGATGGGCGCATAAACCGTATCTTTAGTGTACGCCGTTTCAGTTCCAGCCCAAGACTTACCTGATGTAAACTTAGCTGAGTGTGATATCAAGGTTGATGGTGGTGATAACGTTTCGAAGTAAGGAATTAGTGTGTCGATTTCAACGTTTCTCGTCATAGTCACGGCAGAACCACCGCCTGCTACAGTAGAAGACGCTACATCTGATGCACCTGCCGTAAATTCAAATCCATAGCCATCTACCTTAGTCACTGTTCTTTGACCATTGATGTTAGCCGCCGCAATACCACCGAATGTTACTGCGCCTGCAATTGTTGTCTTGTCATTAACTAATAGACCATGACCAATTGACAATACTTGAACAGTTCCTGATGAGTTTGTAACTCCCAATGGATTTGCTCCTAAAGCAACTACTGGTACATTGGCATTCTCTAGAACCACATCACCTGTCGTATCAAACTTAGCACGATCAAGTGTAAATGTCAAGTCTCTCTCTTGATCTGCTGTCCAAGTTCTTGCGTTTTGAGACTTAAACAATGAACCCAATGTAGGTTGTTTAGTAACACGTTTCTCTGTAGATCCCACGATAAGATCCCCTGCCTTCGCAACGAATACGTGATATCCAGTTGTGTCTGCTAGTAATACCATAGAGTATTCTGTATTACCGTTTAAGTATACAGGCTCTTCAAACTCAAAGTATGTTACCACAGTACCATCTTCACTTGTACTAATAGCACTTGGTGATAATGATTTTACGCCGTTAGGAACAATTTCATCTGCCGATGGTACACCATTAACTGTTGGTCTAATTTGACAAATAACAGGAACAGTAGTATCCTTTGATTGAAACCTAACACCGATACGAGTTACGAACAGACCTTCAGTCTCATTGACCATAAATGTCTGAGCTAATGGATCCGATCTTCTGTTATTATTACGGTTAGTAGTTTGTTGTGGTTGAGTAACAGGGCGATTTGGTCTCGGTCTTGGAACAGTAGTCGTTGAACCACCGATAGTAAGTACACGAGTAGATGTGAATGTCGCTTGTCTTGTTTCCAACACACCAGCCGATGTGAATGGAGACATCGCAACAGATGTTGCAAACTCTTCTTCTGGAACACTAATGTCTAGAATTTTGAATTCACGAGTACCTGTTCTAAATTTAGTTGCACCGTTTGGAATGAAGAACGAACCTTCAATACTACCTTCTGCATCTGTGGTAAGTGTTGACTTTCCATTTGGATGCTCAACAGCATTAATATACTGGTTACCATAATCTTCAACAGTATTAGCAAATCTTGTAAACGATTCTGCTTTTACCCAATCTGCAATTGGCTTGTTATTAAAGAATGCATACACTTGAGTATTTGGTCTTAAACCAAATCCACGGAAGCTTACTTTCTTAGATCTCATGAATGGGATGAAAGCAACGTCTAGTACACGATCTTCAACAAACTCACGAACTGTCTCTGAAGCAACAACTCTATCGACTGATGTAGTTCTTCCCACTGTCGATGATGCAAGTTGTGTTCCAACGTTTAGCTGATCCTCACGACCAACCCAATTCCATCTCCAATTGTTCCACAGTGTTGCAGTGCCGTTGTTACGTAGTCTTGTACCACCGTCTTCAACACGATCTGGTTTACGGTCAACGTCAACCCACTCATCTGAAGCGGGAGATAGCTCAATAAACCCTTGACCAATAATAACCGCAAATGGGTTAATGTTCATGAATTCGGTAGCTTGTGGTTGATCAATATAGTTTTGGTTTGTGTGATTAAGGTAAACGCTATCACCTTTAAGAATTACACCTGTAGATAGATCACTATCGTAAAGCATTCTTACGTTTGCTTCTGAGAACCAAGGGCGCATTAGTTTAGCTTCTGGATCAATAGATGCTCTATAGTCTGCCGATTGGAAGGATCTTGCTTGATCAGCAAAGTTATCTACAAAGAAACCTGATTTAGTTCTGTTGTTTCCAGTTGCGTCTAGAACATTAAACGAATTGGTTTCCAATTCAAGAAGGCTCAATGCTGTAGATTCTTCTAGTCTATCGATACGTTCTTCGATCTTACCGATGTCACGCATAGTAAAACGTTTGGCTCTAATAGTAGTGGATGTTACATCTGCGTCATTGATTGTGAATGGGTTCATGTTCACGTGGAACATATCCAAAGCATTTGTAGGAATTGGTGGCAACATTGGGTTTACACTAGGTTCACCTTCAATTGCAGTAACATTACTTTCCCTATCAATAACAACACGTACTTTTTTACCCAAGTAGTATTCTGCATCACATGAGATCAAGCTTGTGTTCTTAGGCATCTCGTTAATACGAGCACCAGAACCAAAGTTGCCAGATGAGTTAACTGTTGAACGGAAATCTAGAACATTTCTTAAATTAACTTCTGCACCGTTTGATTGAGTGTATGATGGAATATCACCATAATCAATCTGTCCAGTGTAAGAGTTAACAGCAAAGAAATCGCCAGATGCGCCGTGTGTGAAGTGCTTATATCTCACAAACACATCAGCCGATTGAGTAACTCCAGCTTTCTTAACCATCCTACCATTTAGATAAGCAAAGTCACGTTGACCATTATCCAAGTCATAAGATGTTGTTAAATCCGCACCATCTGAATCTGCAAGAGTAATTCTCTCAATGCTACTAATATCAGCTTTTGTGAAGTTTAGATTTCCAGATGCATCTGGAGTAATAGTCTCTGTAACTTCTGTTATGCTCTTGGTTCTAACAGTACCAGCAGATTTATTAACATATGTTAAGACCTCATAAGTACCATCTGGAATGTTACCACCAATTGTACTAGCTGTACCACCAGCACCACTGAATGTAATGTTTGTGTTGACATCTGAGTCTGCATGTGCCGCAATCCAAGCACTAGTATCCGCAAAGGTTTCTCCTGTTGCAGTTAGTGTAAGTGTACCAGACTGACCAGAAACAACCGCACTACGTTTACGCTGTGTAGTTAGTGTGATGTCTGTAATAACCTTTGGACGATCTTCTGGTAATGGGAATAATAGACTTGTAGCCGCTTCGTCTTTAAACGCCGCTAGGGAGTTTTCAAGCACTAGTGTCATGTAGTCTGTAGAACCAGTACCAAGCGACTTAATGTTGTTTTTGTTCTTGTTAGCATTGATCTTAATGTCAAACAGGTAAACTCTAAAGTTTGCGCCATCTTCTTCAACAGATCTTACACGTGCTGTACCGATAAGAGTTCCTGTACCTGCTGTGTTAGGGTATAGGTTTACCAGTGCAAATGTGTCAATGTTTGGCAGACCTTTGTTTCCAGAACAAATAACATACTGACCGTATGCCGCCGCAACAACGTTATTGTTTTCTGTGATCGTTGTTCTAGGTTTTGAAACTGGAATTGATAGAGGAGAGTTAATAACTGCCCTATAACCATCTACATATGCAACACCCGGAGTAATGTCGAAGTCTAGCTTAGTATCATCAGTTTCATTGGTGTCAAAACTTACTGTAAATCTCTTGGCAATGTAGTTGCCTGATTCTTCTTTAGTACGAAGAGCCATCCTATCTTCGATTGTATTATAGTTGTCTGTTGGTTCGACTTGCGCCACAATTATACCATCAGTAATCTTACAGATATAGATAAAGTTCTCATCTGATGCAACATTAGCCTGATCAGTAATAGTTAATCTAATACGGTATCTGTCAGCACCTGGGGCAGACACGTTAGGTGTAGCACCTGAGTTATCATATAATGCTGTAGTGTCTGATACTGTAACAATATCTTGAGTAACTTTAAAACCAATAATAGCATTTGCTGTCGGTGTATACTTAGAGACGATTAGTGACTGTTCTGCCGCAAATACAAATCTATCGTTAGCAAAGAAGTCACCTGCGTGGATAGAAACTCTAGTACCTTGACCAACACATGGGTTAGCAACAGTGTTTGTTGCTTGAACAGTAAGTGTTTCACCACCACCCGATAGAGTATCACCTGCTGATACACGTACTGGTGAAGATCCACTAGTTCCACCTGACGTGCTTACATATCTTACGTAGATTGTAGCTGGTTCAGATTCTGATACTCGTGCAACTGCCTCATGAACCTGTACGATGATAGAGTTACCTGTTGAAGTAAACTGCACACCAACAATTGAATTGGTTGGAAGTTCTCCATCAAGTTTAATAAACTCATATCCGTTGTTACAAGTTGTTCCGCCCGGATTGACTGCCGCACCTTCTTTGAAGATGTTTCTACCCATTCGAGAAATCTCTCGTTGGGTAATAGTTTGCATTTGAGTCAACTCACGAGCTTGTAGAGCACGACCATTGTTAAAGAGAATTCTGTGATAATTGTCACTATCAGCAAAGTCGTCTTTGTATGTTGACGCAAAAAGGTCTTTTGTAAAGTCTCTAGTCATGTTTTTTTACACCAATTTAAAGTTGAATAACGATTTTAATATCTTCAGTTTGTTCTGCCGATCTAGTAACAGCCGCTCTATTATCTATATACAAAATATCACCACTTAATGGGTTTAAATCCCCATTGATAAATGCATTTGTATCACCATCAGCGTTTGCTAATGCAAGAACACCAGAACCAGAACCATCTGTCTCTGAGATAGATTCAGCTTCTTCAAACTGAATGAAGCCTGTTGTCTCGTTTTGATGATAGTAGAGGTTATCTGAGTCTACCTTATCGATATATGCTTGAGCACCACTTGTGGAACCAAGGATAGTTTTATCTGGACTGAATGCCGATGAGATTGTAGATAGGTTTAGTCTATTAAGAGCATTGCCTGTGTTATCTGTTAGCTTTGCACCAGCATGTGTTAGAGGATTTTTGATTAGAGCAACTTGACGGAAATCGTTTCCTACAATGAAGTCACCCTCTTCAATACCTTCTGGTTTTGTGTTGAACATGATTGCTCGTGTTCTTAGATCGTCTCTTGGATCTGCACCCACACCTAATTTAGGACCAAAGATTGGCCTAACAGATGCGCCTGTGCCACCACCACCCGATAAGGTAATGCTTGCATACGTGTAGCCCGCACCAAACACAAGTGTTCCAGATGAGTCACGTGCGTCCAATTTAGATACTGCACCACCAGATACCGTGACATCAGCTTTAGCCAATGTGCCACCGTTACCTACGATTGTTGCAGTCGGCGTTGATGTGTAACCTGTCCCACCAGCAGTTACTGTATAACCAACGATTTCTCCTGCTACTGCCGCATCTTGAATACCCTTTTGCTCAACAATAGATGCTGGGCTATCACTGTCTGTTGAAACAATGAAGGTAACAGGAAGGAAGTTAGCAGAGAGGAATTTAGATGCTGTTAAAGCACCGATAGAGAATAAGAATTTCCAGACATAACCATCTGCCGTTTTAAATGCGTTTGTGGATGTGCCTGTAGGTTTAACCGTAGAGTTAACCACATTGCCAGCGGCATTACGACCAGCTTGTAAACAAATGTATACGTGGTTCTCGTCAGTAAAGACATAATATGCAGAGACAGGATGTCCTTCGACATTGTCATTAAAACTTGAGTACGTTGCACCCGATGACCAATCTGTGCGTGGAACAACCAAAGACTTATCGGCAACTGCTTTGACAGACTGCAATGAAAGTCCCAAGTTACGAGTATCTCGTTGTGCGTTCTTAGGTGTGGGTGCGGTATCTGTACCGTCCCATGTCTCCGAACGACCTAAGCCAATGTAATAGTCATTTGCCGCACTATCAATATCAGTAATGATATTAGTTAATAGTTGCTTTTTGAGTGTGTCTGTAATAATCGCTGTCATTTTCTATGTCCTTAAGAAGCAACTGTTTTAGAGGCTAAGTGCCAGTTTGCACCATCCCACATCATGAAACCAGCTTCATGTGCCGCAAATGCTACTGTTGATGGGTTACCTGTACCGACTAAGCTTGTTACCGTTACTGTAGCAGTACCTATTCCCCTATTCACAAAGTATTTAGTCTCGCCAGTAATCGTCCCATCTGCCATCGTAATAGCAAGTGCAGAAGACGCATTGAAGATTGTTAGAGGAATTGTTAGGTTTACTGCGCCATCGCCTGTTAAAAAGTGTTCACGATGCACAATTTTGTTATTGATATTAACTGCACCAGTACCCTTAGAAGCTAGAATAAGAGATACGTTAGTGTCATCCCCATCTGCCGAAATTGAGGGGCTGTTGCCTGTTGCGGAGTTCGTAACCAAGATCTGGTTCACTGCCGATGCAGTAGCTGTTACTTTGATCAACTCAGCACCGTTGGTGTCGTTGATACTAGTACCAATCTTACCTGTGTTGATAAGAGGAGATGTTAATGTCTTAGCCGCCAATGTCTGAGTAGCCGCCGCAAATACGAAAGTATCATTAGTGCCAAGTACAGGCAATGTGATGTTGCGATCAGCCGCTAGTTCACTTGCTACAACCATATACTTATGGTCTGAAGACAAGTCGTTGATTTGTGGTGTAGTGATAATAGGTGTAGTCAATGTCTTATTAGTCATTGTCTGTGTAGCGGTATTGGAGATCAATTCAGTACCGACTATAGGAAGAGATAGTGTAATATCACCAGATGGATTGCCAGCCGCCAAAGTTGTCTCATGCTGATCAACATTAGTGCCTTCAAAGACAATGCCCTGATCGGTCATAGTGATGCCTGCGCTCAACTCACCTGAGTCGCCACCAAGCATCTCATAAACTTCTGCGAAGTTCTGATTAATTTTAAGACCAGCTACTCTGAGAGTATCGCCAGTTCCGTCATTAGCATTAGTGCCTCTGTCTATGTTCTGTCTTGCCATTGGTTGATCTCTATTCTAAATCTGTTATCTTTATTTATAAGGCTTATGCGGAGTCACTGTCGTACCAAGGGAAATTAACTTCATCAAATGTGTCTAAATCTGTAGACATTCTTGGTGTACGGTAATCAATCCCAGCACTATCTTCATCAAACGTTGGTGACTGTGTTCCAGCCCACTCTTCAATCGTATCATAGTTTCTATCAAGCTGTTCAAGTGTGATATTTTCATAATCTTGTAGTTTGCGTAGTAGATCCACACGTGTATCAGTTGGAACAATTCCTGTTGCTTCAAGTTGAGCACCAAAGATTGCTGTAGCAATACCTTCAACGACTGGATCTGTGTTTGCAACCAAGTCCACTGTAGGCATAACTAGGAGATCTTGTATGTTCTCAGAAACGATTTGTACTTCACCACCGATATACATGCCAGCAGGATGCACAAATAGTTTATATGCTTCTTTCCACTCACTAATAGGAATAGGAGCCTTGACAAGCAGTGCATACTTCTGATATAGTTTATCATCAATAAGATACTTGAGCGATTCGGATCCAATAGTTGAAGTGCTTTCACCAACATTAAAGATATTTTCCTTAGTGTAAACAACGTCAGGCGAAATACCAAAGAAAGTTCTAAAGAACTGTTCAATAGAGTATAGTGTACCCTTAGATCTATATAGTGTGTTAGAATACTTAGCCGCCGCACGTTTGTTTTGGAAGCCCTCAAAATATTGTTGCCCAAGTAATAGCTCGTCTTCGATAAACGATAGGTTAGTTAGATCTGTTGCGGTGATATCTCTACTAACAAATAGATCACTTACTAACTTAGAAGGTGAGACATCACTGTCTTCAAATTGGTAGTATGCTTCAAGGAAAGATACTAGTTTAGGATACTCTTCTATAAAGTAACTGGGCAGAACTTCTTTTACAGAATTGTGATCCTGTAGGGAAAGCTCCCTTCTATTATTATCTTTTAATGTTTTATCTTTTGACATGCGTGTTTATTATGTGGTAGATACCACAACTCCTGTAGCAAATGATGGACCTGAGTCATATTCAAGAATGTCATTTCTTAGTGGACTAATGGCAGATTGATTGGCAGGAACAACACTTACCTTGATGAATTGATTTCCGCCAATAACAGAATTGACGTTAAGACCAACGATGCTAACAATCCCTGTTGCGGAATTGTATGAACCAATGTTATCCGATTGCACAATCTTACTGCCTAATGCAACGATTTGAAGTTTATTGGATCCTAGTTTGTTTTGTATATTACATGTCGTACCATTAAAGTTAAATGGCGTTGATTTGACAATGATGTCTTTATCATCAGCCTCTGCAATTCCAACAGGGTATCTCAGTGTGTGATCCTGTAGCGTATTTGTTGTCGGAGTAAATCTACGTTGCAACTTGATGTTAGCACGTGATGATAGAACAGCCGTGTCAACCTCATCAACATCGTTCAATAGATTTGATCTACGGAATGATTGGTTGAACTTTCCGATATTTTCAGTAAAATACCTATCAATTTCTACCTGTACGTTATCCTGTACGGTTGTCAACGACAATGCGCCAAGCTTAGGGTTGAATTGGAAGAAGATCTCTGTCTCAACGAATGTGGTAACTGGATCTTCAAACTTCGTATCAAATCCCACAACCGCAAGTTGCTTAGTTAGATCTACAATAGAGTTTTTTGTTGTTGCAATAGTTTCTGCTGTTACGTCTGCGTTAAACACGATTGATAAGAACACTGTACCAAATTCTGGTTTAAGAGCATCTTCACCACCAAAGGCTTGAATGTCTTTAATGATTGTACCAAAATTGCTCAACACAAGGGTAGAGTAATCGACTGCCGTAACCATACGGTTCTGTGTGGCATATTGGAATGGGGCATTCTTACGAATAGAAGCCATTGTTTCTGCTTCTGCACCACCAAGAGAGTTGACTACAGTGACTGGTGTTACATCATAGTTTGTACCAAGAACAGATATTCTATTGTTAGCAGTCCAAGCCGTAGCTCCGTTAGCTTTAGATCCGTTAACTTGCAAGTATTCGATTACAATCTTATTACCTGCAACAGGTGCTTTACCAAGAGTTACGCCATCACCAAAGGTAATCTCGTAGAAACCATTAGGGGCTTCCTTCATAATATAGAGTTTGGTATTCTCATTGATCGTAGAAGCTTTAGAGATGTTGATATAGTTTGCAAATGTAGTATCAGTTGATGATTCATATACCTTTACTATGGCAGTTTCCATATCAATGTTCTTGTCTGGAATGACATAAACATCATCCACACTGTCTGGTCCTACAAAGAAAGTTTTGGTGTGACTATGACCCTCAAGGAGATCAATATTTAAAGATGATGATGGGGTCTTATATGCATAGTACCCAAATCCATTGTCAGTAGCAGTAACAGTTTCTCTAGTTTGGAATGTGTATGTCACATCATCAACAGTAGCCGTAAACTTAGTACCAGTTGGTAGAGATAGTGTTGAAGGTCTTCCTGATAAGTCGCCAGTGTTTGTCGTTAGTGTTACAGTACCTCTAGATGCAGTCTTCGACTTAGGGATATATCCAATACCTTCTGCAAGAGACACCAAAGAACTGCGAAGTTGTGCAGTAGACAAATATGATTCGTTTAATGCGAAGTTGGCAATAAGTGCATTGTAATGGGTATTAGTGGCTAATACGTCCAGAATATTGGACAAGCCAGATCCTTCAAAGTTATAGTCAGAAAACTCTGCATGTCTTTCAAAGTTTGTCTTTAGGTTGTTCTTGATCGTATCGAAGTCAAGCTCTGTTGATTTAATTGTGGTAGCCATATTATCTTAACCTCGTAACGAATGTATTGAGTGTAACAGTTTCTTCTGTATTAACTACCTTAAAAGTAATTGAAACAGAAAGCGAATTTCTATCTGGTTGCAGATTTACATTAATGTCAAGAACTTCAGCACGTGGTTCGTAGATATAAAGTGAACTTTCTATCTGTTCTCTTGCTTCATCAGCAATAGACTCATCAGCCAATTCGAAGAACAAGGACGTAAGGTCTGCACCGAAGTCCTGATCAAAAGGCTTTTCTAGTCTTCCTGTAGCAACAATGTTCTTAACACTTTGTTTAACCGCCGCCGAATCATTCTTTTTATAGATATCGCCTGATGGTCTTTTAGCAAAAGTCAAGTCTATATCTGAATACGATCTTGTGCGAGAAGTAAGAATACTTTCCACATTCGGATCTTTATCTTCTATTGATAGTACACGTGCCATTGATTATCCTTGAACTTATGCTTTTATTTATAACAGTTTTACTGAGGACCTGTGGATGGTGGTGCGATTTCCACTAAACTATCTGATGCCTGTAATGCGTTATTGTATTTGGTTTCAACAACTCCATCATATGTCGCCGTTTCGCCCACGTAATTTGGAAGTTCGATAATGATTTGAACATTCAGAGATCCATCAGGAGCAAAGGTGTCATAGTCTAGGGTAAGTTTATCGAATTTGCCAATTTCTGCTAGAGCGCATGCAAGTTCATATGTGGCGTCAAGATCAGAACCTTTGGAGTCGTGCAGTTCGTATACAACTGCCCTACCCTTGCTTCTCAGATCCAGTATGCCATCAGGAGTAAGTTCTTCAGTTTCCAATCCATTCGGACCTTCTCTACCATATATTTCCTTAGCATAGAACCCTTCAATAACCTTAAGCCTGTGGTTTGCAAATTGACCATCCACCCCATTAACAAAGTCTGTTAGTGTAGCGTGTTCAATATAATTATGACCAATTGCCTTTTTATCAGCCAAGCTCAGGTGTTTAAATGCACCAGCATCGTTGGCATTAATGAACCTAGCAAAGCGTATCTTTTTAATCAGTTTAGTACCTGTACCAATGTGAGTCTTATTGTCCATTGGACCGTGCCCACCGATAGCGTTTTTAAACACCTTCTTCTTTCGTTTTACACGGAAAGTCTTAGCGGCGGATGAAGAATTTCTTCTAGGAACCCAACCATTTAGGTCATCGTCTAGATCAGCATCTCCAAAGCCCGCAAATGGCGGTGGTGGTGCTGACGCTGGATCATATGCAGTAAATGGTGGTGGTGTTGACTCCCCTTCTGGTGCCGAAATAGTAGTAGATCCTCCACCAGTAGTAGTGGTATTAGTGGTAGTGGTAGTGTTGCCAGAAGTGGTAGTAGTAGTAACATCTGTGTCTTCAGCCTCTGCAACAGTAACCGTGTTGCCTAAATTAGGACTACTTTGATCCTGTTGAGGTGATGTGGAAGCGTTACCCACAGTTACTGTTCCTCTTTGACAATTGCCACCAGCGTTTCTAATTCTACCAAATCCATTAGGTGGTGATGTAGAAGCAAAGCTTGGGTTCAACGTACCAGCACCAACTTGTTTCGCCGTGAAATCTGGATTAGCGAGATTGATAGGATCTCTTAACTTGGATCTAACATCACCTTCTTCAAGCACACGTGTACGAAGTGAGGTCTTTAGGAAGTCATCAATATCAACCTTAACTTTCTTAACACCTAGTTCTGATTTTTCAAGGACAGATTTTAGGATACCAGATGGTGCTGTATATACAGGTGGCTGTTCTGTGTCATCTGCCGTATATCCTGCCGCCGAACCTGTGTTACCAGCCGAACCCGGATCAGTATCTGGATCCGAATAGTTCTGAGAGTTTGTTACGTCTGCCGTAATAGATCGAACTGCCGTACCCTGTAGATCTCCCCAAAATGCAGGTGCTGTTACACCTTCACTGAAGTGCGCACCTTGACCGTGAATTCTCATTTCAAGACCACCGATAGTACCACCGTCACCCCAAACATACATTTCTGTTGCTTGCAAATTCATCTTAGGTGATGATTGGATTATACGTGTAGCGGCAGTCAACTCTAGCTTGTCAGAAGCCGCAATGATATGGCTTCCTTCAGTCGCTTGCTTGTTGTTGCCTTTAATAGCTGTAGTGACATTTCCAAGGTGGGTATTTACTGTACTGCCAACAACCGTATTAGATGAGTTGCCTGACACAGTCTTACCCTCGTTACCAAATACCTTAGTTCTGGAATGCCCTTGGATAGTCTCTGTTTTGTCATTCTTAGCAGTGAGGTCAAAACTGTTGCAGTTAACATTAAAGTCGCCCTTGACATTCAAGTTCAAGTCGCCCTCATATGTGAGTGTGCCGTTACCCTCTACTATCACCTTTTGGTCACCGTGAGTAACTTCAACCTTGTTACTTGTTGCTAAAACAACTACTGTTCCGTCTGGAAGTAATTCAACACCAGCACCACTGTTGTGCTTAATAAGAATACGCTCACCGCCCGGAGTATCATTGAATTCGAATACGTGACCGCTGACTGTTTCTTTAACATCAGAATGTGGATATACCGTTGAAATTACTGGTGGGAGTTCGATATCAGCACCCAACCGTAATCTATGGGTCTTGCCAGAACGTATGGCCTCGTTTACACCTGATTGATTTTCGTATGTTTTCCTTGGGAATTGCTTACTAGGATCTCCAAATGCGTCATATGACATACCTTGGGTTTGCGTAAAGCCTGTGCCAAAGCGTTCTTCTCTATCCTTTAGATCGTCTCTTTCCGTTGTCATACTGGTATTCCTGCATTAATCTGTGCTGTTGTAAGTGGACCCGATGATTTGGGGTTTGTTATCAAGTTTGTTTTACCAAAGGTTGCTCTAACATATTCTGGTACGTCAAACCCAGGATCTACTTTACCTGCATCTGATGTGTCATTGTGTCCTAACGCCTGACCATCAGGCCATGCCTCATAGAACGACCTTACAAACATTCTAAATGTATTCATAGATGCAGGTGACAAGCTTTGTGCACTAATGTATCTATTGGGATTTGGCGTTCCACTTGGGCAGTTGTACCCCCCTGCCATAGAGACGCCGATTGAACGTCTGTTGTGACCATATGCGCCTGAGTGTGCACCCTGTCTATCCAATGGTCTTCCCCTTTGGAGTCTTCCATCCCTGCGTATAATGTAGTGGTATCCGCACCCAGACCAGCCACGATCTAAATGCCAAGAATGCACTTCGTCCGAACCGATATCTTGGTTAGTGTATGTGCCTGTCCAGTGGGCAACAAACTGTGTAATTTCCCTATTAGTGTTTCTGAACTCTGCGATTAACTCTTCGGGAGAGTCAACGTAAGAAAACTGACCAGTGGTTATTGGTGTATTAGAACCTTCCCATGTAGCATTGTTCGATCCAATCTCAAAGCAGTCGGTTGTCTTCTGCCCCACAACAGGACTGGCACCATTACTTATGTTAGCACTTGGTGATAGGTCAAGGTTGTTGACCGTTTGTTCTATCTCTCCGAATGGTAAAGTCGATTGTGCAGAGATAAGAGCAATTGCTGTAGCTTTATCACCCCTCTCAATCAGACTTGCAATGATATCGATATCGATGTCAGTACCGATTAGTAGACCTTGAGTTATCAAATCAAAACTCTTGTCCGCTTTCCTAATCAAATTGCTTAGGAGACCACCGCCAACACTACCCATAAGATCCTTGAAGCTACCTTCAAATGCCTTAGTAACATCCGCAATACCAGTTGAAATGCCAAGCCCTCCCGAAATGGATGCTGTTATTTTACTAATACCCTCTTGCCCATCTAGTGTAGCAACGGATTTTAACACTGAACTAATATCTTCTGCGGTCTTGCCTGTCACATTCGTGAGTGCTCTTGAGATAGCTTCGGGTGCGCCAGAACTAATTATAAGATCCAATTCACCGTTGGCAATTGTTTCTCCAATCGCACTACTGATATTGCTAGTTGTAGATGATATGTCACCAATGAGTTCGTTTGATAATCCAGGAACTTGGCCTGTGATCTCTACAATTGAATCCAAAGCACTCACGTTGTCAAGGATATTGTCTCCACCACTAAGGGGAAGGATACCCGACACCGCTTCACCAACCTTAGTTAGTGATGTCTCTAGTTTACAAGATGTTGCGCCTACAATCTGAGACTTTTTCTCAAGTATCGCATCAAGATTACTGTTCTTTAAAATGCCAGATAGTTGACTATTAAGATTGTTGATATTAATTGCCATTATAAGCCTCCAATACTGCTTTAGCATGTGCTACACGCTGTGCCTTATGTGCATACCTTGCATTAGGTGCTTCGTACTTGTCGCAGAAGAACTCTGTTGCAGTTGTGATATTTGTCATTTCTCTAAATTGGGAATACCCATAGTATCCCGGATTTATTGTAGAAAACTCATACAATAAAAATGCTAGTTGAGTTTCCAATTCACCAATCTGCAATCCACGTTCTTCAGAGAAGTCCTCTAACAACTGTAGTCTTCCAGCCGCTGGGTTCCACTGAGCAATACCAAAAGAGTCCTCTCCTGTAAATCCAGATGTGACACCCGGATCTAGGTTAGATTCTTGAATAAGATTTCCTATTATAGCAGATGCCTGTATTGGTGTAAAGCCATTAGTTACAAAGAAGTTAAACGATTTTTCCGAATTAGATCCACCAACCGCACTCCTAGTATCAATTGTATTATTTGATACGACAGGGCTACCCACTGGTGTGGCACCAGTAGAAGAGTTTCTACCAACATGCTGATCAATCGGATCCCCTTGTTCAAATCGTGGCATCGATCCCATGATGACTGGTACTTGACTTTGTTCTCCATCCATAAACATACCAAATACCTGAGCACCCGGAAGTAAACCCACAGATCTACCAATTCCAGACATACCACCCTCAGTGGTTGGAATAAGGACTTGCGCCCATGGCAGTGAGCTTTCTGGAACTTCATTAACATCTTCGTTATGAATTCCAAATATCCTAACTCTAACTCTAGCAACTCTTAATGGATCTTGCACATCGATTACAACACCAATGAACCACCTATGAATATCTCCGTAGAAATTGGATTGAATGGGTGTGAAACTCATAATTTAGAAACTCCTAGTGTTACTTTGTGCTTCTCGTCAAAGAAGCTATGCCGTATGGATGATATGATAAACTCACCAGACTTTTGATCATCAAGAACTGTCTCTTCACCTTCCATAGCAGTAACTTCCAATTCGATTTTACCGCCGATTGTTGGAGTATCAAGTTGCATGAACAGAGTACCAGTGACTGTCATAACAGCCGTGTTATTGCCCATTGCTTTGATAACAGCTTTTCGTCTGATCTTAGACTTTAGATTATCAACTTCTTCGTCATATCCATACCCATCCATTCTAACCGATGAAGGTGCTGTAATGCCAAAGACGAAGTTTGACTCATATTCAGTAATTTTCTTACCCCCAACCTCAAATTCCGTATCGATTAGTTGAGTGTCAGGTAACATTTCAGTTATCTTAAATTCTGGATTACTAATTCTGTTTCCGAATACAGTATCTAGCACATCATATCTGGCACCAACCGAACCACTTGAGATATTGACTAAAGTATCGTTCCTACTGCTATATTCAATGTTTTCTATTGTGAATAGGTTTTTATCAGGATCGGCACTTGCCGCAATAGCACTCGATTTAACAAATGGTCTATTGAACAGTGGTTCTGCATCTAGAATATCTTCTAGACTTGTCATAAAGACATCATCACTCTTGATAGATCCAAACAAGAAGTATGGAAATCCTTTATTGGTTGTCAAACCGTTTAGCACCCAATTTAGAGTTACGACTGGTGTTATATATGGTGTAACAATGGACAGAGATCTCTGAACAGGATCTATGTTCATCATAGTGGTGTCTAAACTCACACCCAACTCACCATCAAGAACTCTCGTAACGATCTGTTCTGGTGTACCCTCATACGCTTTACTAATCACTTGAAGATGGCTTCTGAATACATGCTCAGTCATTAAAGAAAATACATATGTCATAGTGGTGTCGTTCACTACTGTAACGGAAGCTGTTTCATACATGATAAAACGCTTCTTAATGCTCTTCTCTTGGACGTGGTTTAATACTTCTATTTCAAGTATCTCTGTACCAGTGAACTGCGAACTAGCAAACAAGTTGGCGTTGTCAACAATAAGTATCTTACCAGAAATCCCAATGCTTTTTATATTCTCAACAAGTATCAGTTCACCAATAACAGTAGAGACATCAATCTCTTGATCACCCTTTATAATAATTGCTTTTTGATATTGATATTGACTTGCCGTTGTGTCAGACATTTAAGTTTCCTTTAACTTAGAACTAAACTGTGAGGCAACTCTTTGAACTATTTTAGGATTAAGAACAATAATGTTAGACAGATTGTCGTTGAAGTCAATCATTCTTTGTATATGGGTCTTGGCTGTGAGGCCACCCAAGTCTGGATTATGAGGATTGATATCGGCATACTCTAACTCAGCATTCTCATAGTGATGAACTGAATCATATTGTGTGCTTTCACCAGTGATGATACATGTTTGAATGTCACCGCCTGTGCCAACTGTAAGGGTCTCGCCTACGTTGAAGTTATCATTTGTTTTGATAACAATAGTACCAAGATTAAGGTTTACTTCCACAACAGGTCCTGTAGAACCCGACTGAGAACCTGTAACGATCTGCCCCTTTTTAAAGTTAGTCGTACCTATATCAGTTGTTGTCGTAACAACTCTATGGGGATAGTTCTCCAAAGCTGTGTGATATAGCTCGTTAGATCCTAAAGGCCAACCACTTTCTTTCAAAGAATTATTACATAGGAAGAAAGTCCAATAGTATTGGGTTGTTCCATAGAGTTTGTACGATAGAGTGTCGGGTCTTTCGCCTTGCATAATTGTATACTTTTCATATATCGTAGTATTGCCCACCGATTCTTCTGACAGAATTGCGGCTTTACCAAAGTTTTGAAACTTGACAAACGGCTCATTCGAACCAAACTTGTATATCGTATCTGGAAAATTCTTAAAAAACATCTATCTATCTCCCCATCTGTGCTATGTCTTGTTTATTGAGAGGACGGATCTCTGTAAACGATAGGGTAATCTGAGCATCAGTAAAGCCACCATCATCATAAAAACCTTGTCCTGCACTATTATAAGTGACCTGACAGTTCGTGAGGTATGAAGTCAAGATTTTAGTAAATACACTTTTACCTTTATATTTCATGGTAATGTCAAAAGGATCTGGAAACTTATATCCGACTGCAATTTGACCAACACCAATCTCATCTGGATACATTGCCACTCTAAATTTCTTAATGATTTCTTTGATACGCTCTACTTCCTCTGCACTATTAGGCACTAGCTTGAAAGTGAATGAGTGGGATCTAGAAGAAACGCTTTGAAACAGTGTACGACTGTTGGGGTTTAGAGCAACACGTGTAGCAGATGATACACCCTGTGCGGCCTGTGTGTTTAACCTACTTGCAACTTTTAGTGCCGCTAACGATCCACCAGATCCACCAGCAGTACCAACAATAGCATCAATAAAGCCCTTTGCTTCATTACCCATTGAGCTTGCGGCTGAAGCGATCATGCCAGATCCATTCGACATTCCAGCTTCTACTCCTGCGCCAATGGCACCTAGATCTGCATTTTGATATCCAATGGTATCATTGAAGTTTTGTGCTGATGGCATTCTAAGCTGAATCGACCAATCACCCAATTTTCCCTGATCCATACGTTTGATACTTAGGTTTGGTTCTCTTGGTTGAACGTTTAGTGCCGCTTCTAATGCTTCTGAGGCTACATTATTCGCCACATCCGCCGCACTGTTTCCCTCTTGCCCTTCTGCGACATCTGCCGAAACTTCTGCAACAGTCCTTGCGATATCCGCAGAATTACTAACAAACTTTGATATATCCAATGGTGCAATTTCTCGTGGTCTGAAAGAAATGATTGCAGGATATTCTCCCTTATTGTCAATGGGGAATTCATAGACCTGTTTAAGTTGTTGTGGCATGTTTAAACCTTAATAAATAGAAGTGCATCGGTATTATTTATAAGGCAAATCATGGCGCATAGTGGAAAATTTAAACCTAAAAACATAACAAAGTACAAGGGAGACTACACAAAGATCACTTATAGGTCTGGTTGGGAACTAAGATGCTTTAAGTGGTGTGACGATAGTCCTATGGTGAAGTATTGGTCAAGTGAAGAAGTGGTCATTCCCTACATGTATGATGTGGATAAACGCATGCATAGATACTTCATGGATCTCAAGATCACATGGAAGGATGGATCTGTGGATCTTATTGAGATCAAACCAGACAAAGAGACAAGACCACCAGAATATAAGGGTAAGAAGACCAAGCGTTATATCAATGAGAGTTTGACTTACATCAAGAACCAAAACAAATGGACAACTGCCCGAAGCTACGCCAAGGATAGGGATTGGGGTTTCCAGATCTGGACTGAGCACACATTAGAAAAGATGGGTCTTATGCCTAAAAAGACCAAGCCACTTAAGTCGGCTAAGGTTGCGTTTAAACCATTAAAACCGTTGAAGGTCAAAAAGCGGACTAAAAAGTAGTATAAATAACATTATGAACAAAAGCGTATTCGACAGATTAGAGATAGAAGCATTCCGTGCAGGTATTACTCCACGGACTGATCAAAGCCGTGCATGGTTTCGTAGACGTGCACAAGCAATGCGAAGAGTCAACAGAGAAGGTATTATGCAAGCCGAACAGATGCAGTCCACTGGTAGGACAGAGTCTGTTGTGGGAAGCATGTACATGTTTTTCTATGACCCTAAGCACAAAGAGACATTACCATATTATGACCAATTTCCTTTAATTTTTGTTCTCGGAGATGCGCCCGGTGGGTTCTTGGGTATGAACCTTCATTACCTACCACCACTATTGCGTCAAAAACTATTAAAAGCCTTACTTGATCTAGCGAGTAACGATAAGTACAACAAAAGAACTAAACTGATGTTGTCCTACGATCTGCTCAAAGGATCTTCTAAGTATGCCGCATTCAAACCGACAATTAAGCACTATCTAACATCACATGTTAAAACACGTCTAGCTAAAGTTCCAGCCGCCGAATGGGAGATTGCAATATTCTTACCTATGGCACAGTGGAAGAAAGCAAGTGCAACTCAGGTGTATAGAGACTCAAGGAAAATGATCTAATGTTCAATGTGGATGAAATGAAGGCAATGATCTCTAAAAAGGGTGGCTTCGCACAAGCCAACCAATTCAGAGTAGTACTTCCTGCACCAAGAACTATATCAAGACAGACTGATAGACGTGGTCTCGCTGAAGACATACGTGATATTAACCTACTATGTAAAGATGTGAACCTACCAGGAAGACAGATCCTAACACAGGAACGTCAGATTGGTATGACTAACCGTAAGGTTGCATATGGGTATGGGTATGAGGACGTGTCTATGACGTTCCATCTTATGAACGATTATGGCATGAAAAGATACTTTGAAAATTGGCAAGAACAGATAATTGATTTCGAAACAAAAGAGTTAAAATATAAGAACACATACACTCACGACATTGAAATTATACAATATAGAAAGGGTGTAGCAACTGCATCCAAATCTAGCACAACTAACATTGGTTTTGATATCAATGATAATCTAAGATTTGACCTAGACATAACTAAGACGAAGAGGGGCATCGTAGCCCCAGCAGTTGAAGTGTATAAGTGCAAATTGATAAACGCATTCCCAACAACCTTGAATGCTTTACAACTAAACAATGAGCAAAATGGTTTGCTTGAAATTAATGTCCAATTTTCATATGACGATTGGGTGTCTACTTAAACAATGGAGTTATTATGGCTTTACCTAAACTAAATGATCAACCAAAATACGACTTGACAATCCCATCTAGTGGTGTTGAGATTCGAATCAGACCATTTTTGGTCAAAGAAGAAAAGGTTCTCCTACTCGCTATGGAGAGCCAAGATCAGTCGCAGATCCTATCTGCTATTGTTGATACTCTTGAGGCGTGTGTGTTAGGCGATATTGACGCAAATGCTCTAACAACGTTTGATATTGAATACCTATTCACTAAGCTGAGAACTAAATCGGTGGGCGAAAGTGCTAAGATTGAATTGTCATGTACAAAGTGTGAAGCACAAAACCCTGTAACGGTTCCAATGGATGATGTTGGCGTTAAAGGTGATATGAATAGTCAAACTGCAAAAGTAGATTTGGGAAGTGGTATTAGCATCGATCTACAGTGGCCTCGTTATAAGACTATTGCAAACGACAAGACTGTTATTAGTGGTGGTGCAGAAGCTACATTCTCTATGATTAAACATTGCATTAGTCATGTATGTACTGATGATGAGCGTATCAAGTTTGATGAGGAAAGCGCAAAGGAAAGAGATGACTTTGTCAACTCTATGACGAGTGAAAACTTTGGATCTATCAAAACCTTTATCGAAGCTATGCCCACACTGAAACATGACATCGATTTCAACTGTGTTGAATGTGGTCACAAGAACGAGTTTACCTTAGAGGGTATGCAAGATTTTTTTTAATATGTCTATCCCATAATAGTATACTTAATTACTATAAGAACAACTTCGCACTGATGCAACATCACCAGTATAGTTTAGATGAGATAGACGGATTGATACCATGGGAAAAGGAAGTGTATATTAGTATGCTTTCGGAATACATAAAAGAACAAGAAGAAGAACGGAAGCGACAGAAAAATGGCTGAAACCACTCTCAATGATGTAGTCAAAACCCTACAGAAAGGTCAAGCAAAAGATGCTTTGCTGGCTAGAAGCTTTGACACATGGTTCAAGGCTATGGAACGTGCACGTCTTGATGCTCTAGAGGAAGCTAGAGAGCGCAAGAAAGCCAGGCCTCTTGAGGTGAAGCAAGAGCGTTCCAAACGACCTAAAGACAACGCTAAAGGCGGTTTCATGATCTTGGGTAAACTAATTGGACCTTTGACAGCATTCATTGCTGGCTTCGGCGCATTAGGTGCGGCTCTAGTGGGTTTCAGAGGATGGGAACTCAAGGCTATTAAGTCTTTGAATAATTTCGGTGGGTTCACTAAGCTGTTGAATCAAAAGTTCATCAATCTGAGAGCTACATTTTTTAGACGGTTGGGACTAGATCCTACGTTGGGTAAAGCTGTTGAGGGTAAGAGAACTCTTGCCACACCATTAACTACACAGTTGGCTAATGCTATAAGAACTTGGTTCTCTGCTTTACAACAGAAGTATTATAGGATCTTTGGTCTTGGTGTTGACGGAAAACCTGTCACGGTCAAAGGTGCTGATGGTAAGTTCAGACCACAAAGCATTGTGTCTAGACTTGGCGTGAGAATAAACAGCCTCTTTAGACCTATAACTCGGCTATCGACTGCTATTGGTGGTTGGTTCACAGGAGCAGGAGCAAAGGTTATGACCTTTGTTAGGACTTTCCTTGGTAGAGGTGCTGGATTTCTTAGGCTAATGGGTAAAATACTATGGCCTATTGGTATTCTTATGTCAGCATTTGATGGCATGAAAGCATATCAGAGTTCTGAAGAAGCCACAATCTTTGGTAGATTCGGTGATGGTCTTGCGGCAATGGTTGGATCCTTTATTGGTATTCCGTTTGATATGATTAAGAATGGCATCCTTTGGATTATCCGTAGTATTACAGGCGCAGAAGTTGATGAGGACGGTAATTATGACACATCGACTGTAAGTGGTAAGATACTACAAGCCGCTACAGACTTTTCATTCACCGAACTGATTGGCAAGTTTGTTAAAGCACCATTCAATGCTATTATAGGTGTTCTCGATTGGATCAAAGAGAAGTTTGCTATATTCTCTGATGAAGGAGAAGGTGGTGGCATGAGCGGTGTTCTGAAATCTATATTTGATGACGCCCTAGCTCTTATGGGTTTTGATAAGAGTATGTCTGTAGGACAGATCATTGGTCAGATTGCTGTAGCACCCGCAACTGCCGCTATAAACTGGCTTGCTGGTATATTTGGATTTGAACTACCAGAAGGCTTTACTCTAAATCCAGTTACTTTGATAACGAAATATGGTAACGATGCATTCAATTGGGTTGCGTCTAAGTTTGGTTTCGAGTTCGCTGATGATGACTTTAGTATCACTGGTTGGATTAAGAACAAATGGGACAATGCTGTTGCTAAGATGCAAGAAGCATTTGTCGATCTAGGGTTATGGATGTCGATGATCGGACCTAAACTAAAGGTCATGGCTGTTGAAGCTATTAAGGAATATACAGGTAGTTGGATTGTTAGTGACGATACACTGGAAGAACTTAGGGCAGACGTTCAGCAAAGACAAGATAATGCCGACAGGCTAAAAGAAGAACTGAGAGCACAAAGAGCACTCCTAACCGTAGTGCCAGACGCATTGCCACAAGATGGTAGTGGTAACACTGTTGTATTCTCAGCCCCAAGCGGTGGTGTGGATAACTCCACCTCAATTAATAATGAAATTAGACTAGATGCAAATCCTGGCGCTGACGCTTGGGTTGAAGAACAAATGTTACTACGTAGGCGTATGACAGCATTTTAGATTAGAGGAAATGAAATGTATGTAATGATAACACTATTGATGCTTCACGGTCAGTTTTCTGTACAGGCACCTAACATAACATTCACTACTTTGAATGATTGTATGAGAGCAAAGACTCTACAGAATAAGATATTAGATCTTACCAGACCAGATGCTGATGCTACACATATAACCAAATGTGTTAAGATGGTTAAGGACTTGCAAGCGTAAAGGCAGAGGTTTCCCCCTGCCTTTTGCCGATGTTACTTGCCGATGTTATTCTTCTGCGGTTAGACGAGAGAAGTAAGACAGTGTGTCTTCTTCGCCAACAGTAGAACTTTCCATTGCCTCTGCCGTGACAGGCGCAAACTCTCGTGCAGGTGGAGCATCATTAAACGATGGTGCTGGTGCTGTACGTGAAAGGTCTTCGGTTGCCTGTGTGGTCATAGTCGATTGACCAGTAACCTTCTCAAAACGAGCTTTCAACTCTGCATATGACTTAAAGTTCTTTGGATCGTTGAACTCATTCAAGTCGTGCATCTTGTTATAGATGACTTCCAACTCAGCATCGTTGCTTGACAATGCACTCTGAGGAGAGAACTCAGACTTATCGTAGTTGCGATAGCCTTCGACTTGGCGGATCTTCAGTTTGAAGTCTGCACCTTCCCAGAAGTTAAATGGATCTACAGGCTTCTCGTCTGCAAATTCTGGTTGCATGGCATCAATGATCTTATCATAGATCTTCTTACCGAACTGATACAACATTACCTTACCTTCGTTGGCAGGGTTCGCAGGATCTGATACGATCAATGCATTAACAACATAGTGCAAACGGCGTTTCTGTTTACGAGCAAGTGTCTTGCCCTCTTCAGTACCATTGTTCCATAGTGTTGAGTTGTATTCGGATACAGGATCCTGTTCGTTAAGAGTAGTCAAAGACTTCTCAATATACCAACCACCTGGGCCTTGAAAGCCGTGATCAAAGTAACGAACCCATGGTAGGGCTTGTCCTTCTGCCGCAGGTAGGAAGCGTAGAACGGCATAACCGTTACCCATCTTATCCACCGTTGGTTTCCATAGGCGGTCATCGCCATAGCTCTTCTTACCAGTAGCACCACCACCTGCGGCATCTGCCGCCGCTAGTAGATCACCGATTTGATTGCGTTTAGTTTTTAGATTTGCAAAAGACATTTATATGTTCCTCGTATTTGCTGAATTATGATTGTATTATTGTGTACTGAATTATTATACTATAGATTCGATGTGGTGTCAACCATCAATCATCGAACAATAGTACATTTTGTCTAGGGAGATAGTTCAACTTCATAGCTTCCCCCTCTAACTTCTCAACGATAACGTTGTTAAGAAACTTCTTTACATCCTCTGGTTCAATGTTTGTATCTTCACAGACATCGATGACTGCATCCATATAGGATAGGTTCTTGTCATATGCGGATGCTTCAACCATGCTTGAGAACTTGCTCTTATTTAGAAACTCTGTTTCACTCATTTACTCATTGCCCTTAAGATGATTGTATCCCTATTTAGTCTTCCGTTTGGAGCGGTAGTATTGGTAGTTAGTGCACTCCACGCCTTACCAATTTGATTTGGCGTTTTGCTTAAGGCAACAGGGAGAACATCATTTGGTTTACGGAGTGTGATCTGCCTTGATAGATCTGCATCCCAACCCTTAAGTGATGTTCCTTTAACTTCAAACCCTGTTGCCTTATGGCTTACGTATTCGATCAGTTTCTTTGACTTGATGTTAAAGCAATACAATCTCATCGCACCCACGATTGACATGGGGTGGATTGATTTGAGTTTGTACTCTTTGTTTTCAGAACAAATCTGTATCTTAACGACTTGCTTGTCCGCACTCTTAACACGTATTTTGCGTGGTGTGCGTGTAGCTTTCTTAGCCGCCACATACTTATCAGCATCATCAATGATACTCTGAACGAATGCGAGATACTTCTTCCATACACTCAGTGGTTGACTAGAGTATGCCTCAACAAGATCGGGAGTTTTCTTGCTGATTAGCTCAGTCAGTTCATTACGTAATGGTGTGTAGAAAGAAACCACTGCACTCGCTGTTGATTGTGGAAAGGCATCTTTAATCAAATCAACATATACAGTGTGAGTGGACTTTTCTGTCCATTCATCAAGAGTGATTTCAATGCCCCCAATGAAGTCCGAAGTCTTCTCTTGGATAATCTCAGCGGGTGTTTTACGTGGTTTAGATACCACTTCCTCTGTCTTGGCATACAGGTACTTATTACCCATCTCCTCAAGGTAAGCAAAGAAAGTGTCCAAAGCGGACTTTGCATTCCAATTGTCTGGAAATGCCTTGCCCTTCTGTTCCCACAAGATAGTAGAAGCAATGAAGTGCTTAGGCGTGAAAGCCCACTCTGGTGCGGCAAGGTAAACTCTTTGTTTATCCTTGTCGAATGTCTGCTTGATGTAAGTCTTAATGAAAGACGCAACGTCCTTCTTATCGACTTCCATACGGATGTAGTCGTTGAAATGGGTAAAGTTTGTGTCAGGTGCCGCACCAATACCTGTACGAGCACGTGCTCTTGGTAATGATTTAGTCTTCTTCATTTTTTTGATAGCCATAACGAATCTCCTTCAAGTAGTTACATAATACATTAACCTAGCACAAAACTGTTGTCAACCCCTATTCAACATCTTTTTTAGATACCTTCTGTTGGTTCCAAGGATGTAGAACTAACTCGTCGTTAGCATCCCAATGATGTTTAACAAACCCCTCGTCACATAGATACTCAACGGTGGTGCTCACTATATCGTCACGTTTATCTGCCCACCAATGTTTATGGATCATCCATCCGCACCATGCACTAGCTACCCCGAAGAGAAATCCCAAAACATCTTGATCAATGTAAAACTGCAATCGCATTCTCCCTCTGTAAATAACTATTTAGGTGTCTATCTCAACGTCTTTTCTGAAGTGATATATTCCATGGGGTAAGTCCCACGCTTGCATTAGTTTACGATACATGTCGGATGTAAACCCAATAGCCATGAAGTTATTGTTTTGCTCATCCCACTGCCTAAGAAAGACATCCCCCTGAGCATCAACGATCAGTTGAACATCCTCATAGGTCTCGGTTGTGTCGAGTATAGTGACTAACGTTTCGTTGAAATGCTCGTCTTCCTCAATGGTAATCATTCTTAGTAATCACCCCAATCATTATCAAGACCTGTAGTGGCACGATAAGCTTCGCCATAATGCTCTTCGGCATACTTAGATGAATCCGTCCAGTAATTGACGTTCTCGCCTTGGACAGGCTCACGGATCTCTCCTGATATCTTAGAACGATTAATGCCTTTGACATCTTCCAAAGACTGTTTAGATTTACGCTTTAGCGTATTCATGCGATTATTACGCTGTAGCGTATTTCGTTCAGCGATTTCTTTAATCATAGCCAAACGGTCAGCTTTTTGATTTGGTGTCATTGTCATAAGTTACAATCCTTCTCTTACAAATTCTTCAAAAGTTTTAGGGAATACATCTTGTGTAGTATCCAGATAGATTTCATATCTCTGACCATCTTCTGTTAAAGGTGAATTTTCATCATAAGTCATAATATATTCCTTCGATTTAGTAGTTTATTATAGCACAGTATCAAAAGGCTGTCAAGATCTTTGATCAGCCCCATCCAACCAAATTTGGTATTCACGTTCAACCTCGGCTTCCATGACAACCATGTTAGCGGCAAGTTCCCTCTTGAATTCGATAAGCTCTCTGATCGATTTGAAATCTGGTTTAGATATGTCAAGGATATCTTCCAACTTGTCGATGACCATTTGTGTATCAAGAATATCCATTATGCCGCTTCCTTTTCAAAGTTCATTTCTATTTTCTCAAACCCCATCATGGCGCAGATAAACCACTCGCCATTGAGTTCGAAGATATCGCCAACAGAACTACTATGAGTACGGTCACCGATGACATCAACAGTGGGTTGATTATTCCAAAGGTTAGTCCACTCAAAAGCTTTTTCAAGATCACTAGTATATACAGTATAAGCAAGGTCGTAGAATTCAAAATTAGAAGTGTCAAATTTTCCCATACTAGCTTTACACTTAACTTCAAAAGCGGGAACCTTTTCGTTAGCATTAACGGCGTTGTATTGCTCGTTGGTCAGTTGAATTTGATAAATGTTGATCATTTGATTTTCACTTTCTGTTTGGTATACATAATCTATAGCAAATTGATTCGGGGGTGTCAACCCACTATTTTAAAAGGAACCTGAGTTTCTAACCACTTTACGGCATCTGTTGCGCAAGTGAATACTTCTTCGTCACCTTCTAAAGTAACGGCATCTTCAAAAGAACCTACCCAACCGACACATGCGACATGCTCTACAAAACAGTTTTTTGTGGCATTGGTAGACTTAAAGAAGTTAGGGAACTGTGTCTCTTCGAACTTCATCATAGTGTCAAATACGTTTGTCATTGGATGTCTCTTTCTTTGTTTCTATACATTCTTTATAGGTGATTCGAATGATATTGTCAACAGCTAATATAGCTAATATTCATATATTTTATGGGTTGACAGAATCAGAGAATCTATGTATAATAAAGGATCAGCTTCGAACACAGGGAAAGGATATATTAATTGTCTATATACTCTGTAATGAAATGGAATACGTATGTACTATGAACTAGATCCTTCAATGAACGAGTTTAAGACTCTTTCTATACAGACCACGTATAAGTGTCAACAGACATGCTCCAACTGCTATTTGGGTACGATGCTGAATAATGATAGTATACCAGACGTAGACCTTATTAAATTTGAAGACGCAATTTCAAAGTTGCCCAACAGAACTGATATTAGGTTTATTGGTGCCGAACCTACAATGAACCCCAACCTAGTTAAATTGATTGGTATAGTAAGACGTAATGGGCACCGTCCATCATTACTTACCAATGGACTAAAGCTACGCCGTGAACCTTATGCCCAAGAGTTAAAGAATTCTGGTTTAAACCTTCTAGGCATCTCTATGAATGGTGGACTAGATAATGATGTATATATGGACTTTGATAATGGCAAGTATGCCAAGTCAAAGATGATTGCCCTTGAAAACATATTTAAAGTAAAAATGTTACCCCATATCAACGTAATCCTAGATCCAAGTAACGTACACATCGTAAAACCATTGATCGACTATATTGTTGATATGGCTTTAAAGCATAATGTTAAGTTTAGTCCTACCAAGTTTCCTGTGATGATCCGACTAAAGTCTATAGGTAAGATGGGTTTCTATAAGGATAGTCACACCTTCTCTATACACGAACTCAAAGATATTGTTACTGACTTGCATGGGGATGATATTAACTTCATAGATACTATAGATGGTCACCTAGAGAAACGATCTCTCACATATAAGTTTCCTACTAGGGCTGGTATTATGTTAGGAAAGATCACTGATTGGACTGTGGATGATGATGGCATACCAGACTCAGGCTCCACTAGACGTGGTATCTTAACAGATGATTATAAAGTCGCTCCATTCTTCGAGTATTACGATAAGGCACATAAAGAGACATGAAACACTTTGAACGAACATGGCATCTAAAGATAGATACCAATATCATTAAAAAGATAATAGACGCTAATAGTGATAAGTTCGTGTGTCCGTTTTCCAACACTGATAGCTATCTAAACATCTATAAGAATAGAGAGTGTGCGGTTCAGTTTTTTAATCTTCAAGAGTGTGATTATGACAGAGAGCCTAACAGAGACGGTACAAAGTATATTAGATACTTAACAAGCGTAGAGCATAAGTTGGGTAATAAGGATACTGTGGAGTTTCTCAAGACTAACAAGGATAAATTTCAAGTTGAAACAAACGAAGAAAACTTTGTTATACCATCAAAAGATCCTGATGTAAGGAAGTTCCTAATAGATCTGAATTCTATGTGGGCATTTGATGGAAGCCAAAGACCCAAGGGTAATATCTGTAGAGCACGAATCGTAAGACTTCCGTCTGGTGGTACAATGCCTTATCACAGAGATGAGACTGCCTCTAAGAACATTCGAGTTATATGTCCTATCGTCACACATCCAGATGTGAAGAATGCCTTTCGAGATGTTGATGGTGAAAAGTTATATGAATTCCCAGCAACTGGTCATTTCTATACGTTTGAAGAGGACAAGATAGAGCATGCGGTCTTCAACAACTCAGAGATTGATAGGTACGCTTTAATCTTTACAGTAGTTGATGTCACTGACCTAAAGGAATGGGACAGAGCATATAAAAAAAATGATATGTTTTGGAAGGCTTGGTCTCGTGGAATCTAAACTAATCACAGATAAGACAATAGCCAAGCACATCTTTACTCAGGGAAATCTAACTGAAGATAAGAATAGCGAGAACTACACTTTAGCAGAGTTTGAAAAGGGTTGGAAATCTTGGACAGCATTCTTTGTATTGTATGATGGACATGATACAGTAGCCTTTTGTGGAGTTCGTAAGTTTGGTGACAGATATGTACGAGTCTTCGATAGGTACTTTGTGTTCCCCGAATATAGAAGACTTGGATTAAACAATGCCGAACACTCTATGCAAATGATAAAACAACAGCTAAACTTCACAGATGGGCGGACACCATTCTTTTCTATAGAGAGTAGTCGAAGTGCGGTTATACGTGCAGTACGTAAGTTTAATACTGTTATAGATAATAGAGACCACTTCCAAGTTCTGGATGGTCTATATAACACAGCAGGTAGTAGCATGCAACATATTGCTATAAAAAAACCACACACAACTATCAACTTATAGGAGGATAGAAATATGCCTTTTACCGAAGTAAGCAAATTTACTAAAGCAGACACCACTTGGGACAACACAAATCAAGCTTTTGATGAACTCAAGACGGATATTATGGTGAGCGAAACATTTATCGAGTCTAAAACGGCGGCAGATGCTAACGTATTATCTGAGATTGTCAGTCTGAATGAAGAGGGTACTGAGCTAATCATCACTAAGACTTGGGATGAAGAAGCATCTTATACTGCATATATGGCTTCAGTATCGAGTCACCTCGCAGATATACAATCCAATTTAGAAGCTTATGGGTGGACTGAGACTGATGAGTAGCTTTAAAAGGCTTAACTTAGACCCATATCCTAATTTGTTATCAGAACTAAATGAACTAGATTTAAAATTCAAATCGAATCAAATTTGTTTAAACACTACTGTGGATAAGCCTGATGATTATCTCTTAGGTTGCGGATCTCTATATTATGATTGGAGTACCGCTAAACGAAATGATAAGAACGAACTTATTAGTGTAGATGTTTGGGATAACCCCCTAACAGAATCAGACTTTACGGAGTTCTGTTCAGTATTTTCTGGAACTACATTTGAAAGATTGTACAGAGACATCTCTTCTCAGTATGAGGTGGGTCGTGTTCGTATAATGAACCTAGCCCCTGGAAGAGTTATGACATGGCATCTTGATGATAGCCCTCGTTTACATTATCCATTTAAAACTCAAGAGGGTTGTTCTATGGTAATTGATAATGAAGTAATGCATTTAGATCAAGACGTGTGGTGGTGGACAGATACCACAAAGCATCATACAGCGTTTAATGCAAGTGGAGAAAGTAGATACCACATAGTTGCGGCTCTACTCAAACCTACCATCAGTTAATGATGTGATACGTTCTCTTACTTGATCGTAGTTGGTGATTAGAGAACTGTAGTCATTATCAAGCTTTATAGGTGTGCTTGATGGCACATCCTCTTTCCACTCATCACTACCAGCAATATTAGAAATGCACTCATCGATTTTACATTGATCGTCTAGGTCTTCGTAATAAACAACTCTGATATCCTTAACAGTGTTACGAAGGTTATAGAGGGTTCCTACCTTATCCATGAATGGCTTAATCTGATTTAATGTTTCTTTATTGATCGTCACTGGTTGTGCAGATTTATTTTTATACAACTCTTCGTGACCCACTGTCATGTGAAACATTTTAATCTGAGTTGCAAATAGCGTACTGCAAACGAGTTCTGTTACATCATTTCGAAGTGTGAGTACTATATCATAGTCTCGAAAGAAGTCTAGCGTTTCGTCTATAGCATCTGCTATGTTATACGTCCCTTTAATATAATACTCATTACCACTCTGTCGTGCTTGAGCAAGTAACTTCAGCTTACTCAACACACTTGTCTTATTATCCTTATAGACGTGTGGGTAGATATAATGAATGTCCATAGACTTATCAGTCATTATAGGATGCATCTCCATCAAATACTTTTCACCTGTCTTATGGTCTGTCATTGTCTTGTTCTGTAGGGTGTGCAGAAAGGGTTCGCTATGACCAACCAAAGGCAAAAGCTTAGTGTGCTTCATGACAAAGGGTTTTAGCGATTCGTATAATATGGTACTTCTAGTTCTTGGTGGGCAGATAAAAAAAGGTTTTTTCACGGACAGAGTGGTCCTTTACGCTCATGAAATGCCAATACACTAGGTCTAATGATTAAAGCTATTCTAGGTCTAGTAATACCCACAACCCTATGAGGAGTTTTTACATTAATCCTAAACCATGAGTTGGGAACTTCTTGGATCGTCTTAATCAAAGTACGTCCTTCGATGTCAATACCCTCACCCTCTATACTACCACCCTCTATAGGATCATCATCCAATTCGCTATAGAATTCAGTCTTAACATCGTCACCACCTGTATCAGTCAAATAAAGATACTTGTCTGAACTCGTTCCCCAATCATAATGAATAGGTAGATCCCCAGTAACTACCTGCCACCTAACAGCAACTTTATATGGGAAGTGTGATTGATATTGCTCAAACAACTCATCAGAAACGTCATAGACAGAAAAGATACTTTCTTTTTCTGGATCTATATTACCTGTTTGAGATCTTTCATACGTCCATTTAATAGCATCTAAGGCCAAGATGTCATTAGGATTCGGTGGCGGTAAGAATTCGATGTCAGAATGATAACGGTCATCGCCCATATCACTTATCCTTTATAAATTTTTGTGATCACATTCTCGAACTGTTCTACCTTATCTAGGCGATTAGGCCAAAGGATATAATCCTTCTCAGGGTTCTTCTTTAGATTGTTTAAGAGTGGAATGACTGCGTTATACAGACTATCCAATCGTTCTTGTACGGTCTCTGCTTCGTTAGCGGCCTCTACAGCCTTAGCCACAGCCTTCTGAGAATACTCTAGCTCGTCCTCAGTAACGGCAGTAAAGCCAAAGTCAAATATATCATCCGTCATTTAGTCTCTCCATGGAATTAGTTTACCTTTATTATATGTAGCAAACTGCGTACCCTCAAATGATACTTCTCCGAAGCCAAATCTCTTAGCCATGGAATGCCTCTGTTTTGTACCAATCTCCATTGATGAAGTCGTGTACGTTAGCCAATCCTTACATGCTCTAGGGTATACAACAACGGTATCTCCGTCTATGCCCTCAACACCACACCACTCACCCTTCACAGCCAGACCACGAAGGTGTTTAAACGCCTCGAATAACAGCCTTGTCTTATCAGTCTTAGGTAATTCTGTTTGATGATATGGACTTTTCCATTTCCATCCTATCTCTACCATACGACTTTTGTTATCATAACGAATGGTTTCCATAACCTTCTTCATATGCTCCTTAACATACTCAGGATCTTCGTTATTCATTACGTTGTCGTACATAGAAATATAAAGGTATTGGTCTTTACTCTCATACACCGTAATAAATTTTTCAAAGGTTGCACTCAGATTACCACGCTTTGCCTCAAAGGTTTCGAATTGGCTCTCTGGAAATGCAGAAATAGGCACCTCTTGCGAGATACCTAGTTCCTTTAGATATATGTAGTATAGCTTAGTGTACTTAAGTGAGGTACTCATAGATCTCTTTCCAAGTCTTGGCGACAAAGACATCCTCAACAGTGCCACGGTTAAAGCCGTGATCAACCATGATACAATCAAGACCAAGCTTTTTACCAAGCTCAACGTTCTCAGGTTTGTCTTCAATCCAAACCATACCGCTATCACGATACTGTTCAAGAGCTTCATCTTTATCAGCACCTGTATCTAGGCACACAACATCTTCAAAGACAGTGGCACCAAACAAGGCTTCTAGGTTAGCGACACGTGCTTTCTTAGCACTAACGCTTAAGCTCAAACTAGTAATGGCACGAAAGACAAAACCGTGATCTTCATGAAGCTTCTTAACATATTTAATAGCATCACGTAGTGGCGGCATGTACTGAATATCAGCACTTTCGTTGAACATTCGTACAGTCTTCTTACACTCCGCTTTAGGAATACCGAAGACCTTTTCCATCTCATAAGTAGCGTCTGGATACATCTCCATGACGTAACCCTGACGTAACATCCATTGGCAATATTTGTTGACCCAATCAAGCAGAACGCCATCACAGTCAGTTAGAATCACTTTTTCATTCATATTATATACTCTCTTATTACTCAATCATAATAGCACTATGGCACTATCTTGTCAATACTTAATAAACTTATCTGGGCTTTTAAAATTCTTTTTTCGCATAATCGTTTTCATAACAACATCAAACTCATCGTTACGTCTATCATATGTCACTGCGACAGGAATATTCAGATCCTTTTGCATGTCTTTAAGAACAGCTTCAGCACCTACAACGCCCTTTAGAGACTTACCTTGCTTTGCATAAACCTTCTTGATGAACTCTGCTAACTCTTTAAGAGTGATACAAGGTGTGTTACGCTCATCACTCATACGATCACCGAAGTGACGTGTAAAGTTAAAGTCGATGTTATACTTCTTAAACAGTTGATCAACAACCTTCTCGAATGTTTTAATCTGTTTCATACCAATCAAGTCGCATGAAGATGCTTCTTGTAGATGTTCTTTAAATGTTAGCATATTACCATTCCACTCCCTTTGGTACATATTGTGAGATCTTCATACGGATCTCTTTATCCAACTTGGCTACAGGGATGGGTTTAGCCCCTTTACGTTTGACATAGAAGTATTCGGCATTCTTTAGGTACTGACCACCCTTGGTGCTACCCTTCATACCAACCTTACTACCACTCTTATCAGACTTCATGAGTTCGCTGTCTACACCAACCTTATTGAATGCAAACACGATGTCTCCGTCCATATATTTTTTTAGACGAGTGCCCATACTCACGATGTCGTTCATAGTAGAGGATGCGCCACGGTGTGTGTTGACTAGAATATCAGTAGGAACTACACGGTCTCTCTTCTTGTTCTGTGTCTTAGCAACTTCGATATCATTAACAACCCACACGATGTGGATACTTTTTTTATCATAGCCCAATGCAGATACTTGACGTGTGATGTTATCCAACTTCTGTAGATCTTTTAGTGTCACATCAAATATGATGTTAGGCTTGCGCTCAGGTGCAGAGGAGAATACAGACTTAAAAAACGCCGCTTGCTTCTTATCAGGAAGTTTCAACGTGTCTCCAATGATAGAGTGAAGCTTACCCACGTTCTTAGCACTCTTTAGATTAGCTCCGATCTTAGACAAGTCATCGCCTGTCTCAGCTTTAATCTTAGCAATAATCTTAGGTGCTTTAGAAGCGGCTAGTTTCAATGCATCAACATCAAAGACTTTGCCTTCAAGTCCTACGAGATTGTCTTTGACAAACCCCTTACCAGATCCCGCTCCGCCCGCCATAATAACAACGTTACCAAACTTAGGATAGGCTCTACCACCAAACGTAATAAGCTTTTCAAGGAGAATATCAAAGTGGGCTTCGATATACTCCTCGTCTAGCACTTGGGTGTCTGCCATAAAATTTCTAAAATTCTTCAACTCTAATCTCCATAGATGCTTTTCACATCTATTTATACAACTTGGTAAGGCTTGTTCCACTTACCAACATTGATATCTAAATAATAAGCAATGTGGAAGTAGTCAGTCATCATATCACTCTCGTCAAACCAACCAGTACCTTTCATAGCTCCGATCAACTCACCGAAGAATTTACCGATAACACCTTCGCCTTCGTCAGCACGGTAAGGATTAACTTGGTAATAACCGTCTGTGATCTCATAGGCTTGTTCGCCACGCCACTCAGCCTTTTCAGCATTAGACTTGTTAGCCGCACCGATAAAGTCTAGAGCACCTTCTTTAAGGTTAACAACTAGGCTAGAGTGATGACGAATAGCGATAGTGCCTTTAACGCCGTACTTCTTAAGAACAGCTTTGATTGAAGGAGCTAATGCTTTTTTGTCTTCTTGTGAAATGTAGGCCATGATGTATCTCGCTTTCTTTGTTTCTATACCATCTTTGTATTTGATTCGGATTGGTTTGTCAACCCTCTTATTTCAATAAACAAATCTTTTGGCATAACACCAAGACCAACAGAAGTTCTGGTCTGGCAGTAATGAGCGTAATCTTTACACTCACTAGCTGATGGAAGTTCGTAGGCGGAAGGAAAAAAATCTAACATATTAAGATCCTGTTACTAATTCAAATGAACCGTCTGCTTGTCTATCGAAACCTTCCACATATCTGTGGTGGTTGTCTTGCTCAATAGCAGACTGTGTGATCAAGTATTCGGCGGCTTTCCAAAACTCTTTGACAGTGTTGCCCATGACATAGGCTTTGTAAACGATCTTCTCATGAGTGTTGTTCATCATCTGCTCAACTGTAGCACCTTTAGCAATAACTTCATAAGTGATCTTCTGTTGACCGTCACCCTTTTGGGCAGAACCTTCCCACTCACCTTCATACATCACTTGATCAAGGCTAGTGAACTCGGTGTCACAAGACCAGATTGAGTTGTAGTTCAGAGCATCTTGGTGGAAACCGAAGTATTTGCTTTGTTCATCGTAGGTCATGTAAGTCTCACTTTCTTTGTTTCTATACTATTTTAATAGCACACCGATTCGGGGTTGTCAAGCACTAAATTGCAAGTATTAGATTCATTTCATCAACGATATCTTGGTATTTGGCAATCTTCTTCTCAATTGCATACTTCTTCATTCTTACTGATGAAGTGTTACCGTAAAACGTAGTTAGATATTTTTCTAACTTTTTGATTTCATTTTCATACTGTTCTAGCATTTCAATCTCCTCTACTAATCTACATAAGAATTAGTTATTTTATCCCATCCCCAAGCAACAAACTTGCCCATCTCTTCGCCTTCTTTAATGCCCACATTAAAAGCACACTCTTTAAAAGCAGAAGTGATCTCTAAATCAGGATACATATCGATTATCTGACACGCTTGATTATAGGCATTTTCAAAATTAGTATTCATAAAAATCTCCTTGTTTCTACATTACACTCATAGCTGATTCGGATCGACTTGTCAACCCCTTTATTGCCATCTGCGCAACTTCTTCGAATTCGACATTGGCAATCATATCCTCAAGACGATCTTGGATCTCGACTAACTCGTCAAACGATTTGTCCATATCAAAGACAGCATCATTACAAGCACCTGTGAGTTCTTCAATCTGCTTTTCGGTATCCCAATCAAAATCACCGCTTAGGGCATTTGATAGAGCACGTTCAGCATCACGCTTATTTGCTTTAAGAGCATTAGACGCTATGATGATATCTTCAAGAGTTTCTTTGATTAACTGGATAGACATTGCGAATCCTTTCTGAGATTACCCTTATAGTAATAGCGAATGATTCGTCCTATGTCAAGCACTATTTTCCGATATATTCGTGTGAGTAACACACTCTATCTGCGTGTTTGAAATGACTATCAGCAAATCCACCATAACTAGGTTTATCTGGGTTTGCCATTGATCCTGTCTTATAATCCTGTCTGGATATACCATTCTTGGATGTAGCTCTCCATTTTTCGCTACGGTTACGATACTCTCCCAATCTAGGGTGAGCCGTTTTTGTAAAATATCTTTTACCTTCGGCTAAATGAATATCGCCCAAAGCATCAGTCAACCTAGCACCTATGCCCAATCCTTGATACTCTGGTAATACCACTGTGCGATGACCTCGCCAAGCTTTCTTTAAACTACCAGAAGGCATGCTTAAGCTAGAAAGAAATCCGACAAGTCTGCCGTTCCATGTTGCGATCCAACAAGATGCACCTTTGTGGATGTGGTAGTCGAGATAGTGATGGTCGCTGAAGGTCGTCCAGATGTCTCTGGTACAAGGCTTGATTTCCAAAACGATATCTGGCCTTTGATACCCCCTTGTGGTCAGCTTACCTGTTTGAGTATCGAATACCCAATCAGGTTGCAACCACTCAATGATGTCATAGTGACAAGAGGAGAATACGATGTTCTTTAGATTATTTCTTTTAACATAACGTGAGATAGCATTAGAGCAACTCTTAGCGACATCTCTATCAATAACAGATGTGAACTCATCCACAACAATATTACTGCCTAGTTGCCTAGCTAACCTAGCTCGGAACTGTTCTCCATTAGAAAGAACATGATAGGGACGCATCCAAGAGGGAATACTGTTAAACCCAACAGCACCTAAACGATCTTGAACATCATCAATATCCTTGAAATGAGAAGCGATAGATTTGTTATCAAACCAATAAGGATCCTGTTCAGAACCAAATTCTTTAAGTAGAGTGGTCTTACCAGATCCCGAAGGTCCTACAATAAGACCAATACCAAAGTCTTTGAGCGTTGTCTCACGATCAATTGAATTGATTTCATGTGGATGAAACGTAGATGTCCCATCAAACTCATAGTCAAAGATCCGACTGATCTCATCCGTGATACCATCACGCTCTACTGTTACTTCCATTTCGCTTTCCTTTCATCTTTGGGTTGTTAGCCCAATATATAGTGTTGGGTGGTAGGATCCCATGCATGAACCAAGCATTACCAAAGTGTGGTGCGCCACCACCTGTGAAGTCTACTCTGTTATTATACACCAGTGTAGACATTCCATAGTCCATGAACATCTGTCCACGTTTACCACCTTGGAACGATGCTACAGGTAGGAATAACGCAAATGGTTTGCCTAACGAATAGCAATGCTCAATAAACTTATCCTTCAGACTGTATGGTGGATTAGTTATAATACCGTCATATACATCATCAGGTTGACACCCAAAGAAATCTTTTCCCTGACTGCCTACCATATTATAACCGAATTTGTGCATTCCGTCAAGTATATTCGAAGAGATCCCCGAAGTAGCTTCGTAGTATGTCTTATCCTTATCTAGATATTCCAACAAAGGAATGATTTGATCTGATGGCGTGTAGCACTCATCACTTTCAGCATTCCGACTAGTTCGTTTAATCATTTCAAGATTTGACATTCTGTTCCACCTTAGTCATTTCTTTCATCCCGCCCCTTCTTAATTTCAAGGTACCTAGTCACCACTAAGTATGCGGCACCTATGTATGCAACTGATACCAACGGTACACTCAACAGTAGTCCAAGCAATTCTTTAGTCATTACATAAACTCCTCAAGGCTGTTACCCAAAGTAATCGAATGGGAATTAACACAGTATCTGCGCATCTCAGTCATATTCAACCTCAACTCCAGTCTACGCTTTCCTAATTGAAGATATGTTCTACCGTACTTAGGATCTATCAATGGTATGTCTACGTTTCGAGTTCCACGAAGCACCATCTCATCAATTAAATTGGGATTATGACGTTGTATTACTTTCAATAAGCAATACCAAACCTGACCATCCTCTTTATCACGTATAGCACACAGCACGTGAAGATTGTTGGTCTTACTAACTTTTCTGATAAACGGTTCTATGAACATCTCATTTAGACCTTCATAGTCACCCTTCTTTAACTGTACATAAAAATTATCTTGGCTTGATTGTAAGTTTTGAAGAATACTGGCTTCACTTGTTATGCTTTGTAGATTATTGCAACTGATACCTTTAACATCAATATCAAGCCTTGGTGTTACGACATCAACAACGTTATTGCCTGCGCCACACCACTTAGCATTCTCTATGCTATCCGATACAGCATACTCCCAAGTCTCCTTACCGATGTTAACAGTTCTAGACTTGTTTTGGTAAGGGGCATAGTAATCATTCATCTCTTTAGCAAACTTTTCATTAAAGTCTGAGCCTATAAGAGCATCATGCTTATCTATCGAAATTGGCTCATAGTATATCATATATTTCCTATTGGCAAAGGTGGAAGGAGTTGAACCCTCGCTTGCGGATTTGGAATCCGCCGTGCTACCATAACACTTCACCCCTACGCATTTGGTGTTTCCTGTAGGACTCGAACCTACGGCCTAGTCATTAGAAGTGACTTGCTCTAATCCAGCTGAGCTAAGGAAACTAACTCTTATTTCACAAACTCTGTCGTGTAAGTAATACCATCAATTTTCCAATTAATGATTGAGTAACTATACTCTGTACGCTCAACGGTACGATAATAAGTTACATAGTCACAACGGTTCTCAGTTCGGTATCCTGTAATACCTTGACCGGGTTTTGGTTTAGCACCTTTGTCAGCACCCACAAGACCACCAAAGATAGCTCCTGCGGCGGCACCCTTATCGTCGCCTGTGACACCTTTACCAACAAGACCACCAAGGATCATACCAAGTAAGGCTCCCTCTGCGGCATTGCCTTGTTTATGGACTGTACCATATACTGGAACATTTACATTCACACACTCTTTTTTAGTGTATGGTTCACTGTCCTGTACTACTGAATAGTAGTCCATCACTGTGCCCTTAATAGGTGTTGAATTCTCAGCACTAGCCTTTGTTGCCACAACAGCAGTTAGTAGCATAGCCGCACCAATGATCGTGTTAGTAATTAACTTATCTTTATTCATCTTTTTCTCCTATCCAAACGTTTATTGTTACCATTCTCTCATTATGGTTCTGAAAAACTGCCCATTCGAGATCTGCTCCGCTTAATGCATTTCGTAAGACTTCCATCTTAGGCGTCTTAGGAATTGTTTGTTTCGGCATCATGCGATTCTCCTTGTTAAAGTTATGATAACATCGTTTGTATTCTAAGTCAAGGTTTAAATTTATCTCTTAGGTTCTTCGTATATCTAATAGAGCACCTTCCACTCTTGATGGATACTCTCCAAGATATGTTCCTGCCATAAGCATGTCCTTAGTTAGAAACTTCTTGTGTTGATGCTCTACGGTGTCCCACACCTTTAGCAACTTCTTAGCCAACCTATCAAACATAACGTCTTCTAGGATGGGATCGTCATCTATATAGTAAGCATACGCCGCCATCAAATACCAAGGAACAAGCATGTTATCGTTGTTATCAATGGTATCCATCATGATCTTTGTAATTTTGGCTATACTTCTACTTTTCTTCTTTTGGTTTGGGGATTGTGTGTTTTGACCAGTCATCGCAAGGGTCATCCTTCTCGTTGTCGAAGGAAGTTGAATTAATCATCATGATGGTGTCCTTCTATACTCGGTTTATTATTTATATAATAACAAACTACAATATAGATGTCAATAGCCTTATGGCGTTACAATTGTAACATTCTGTGGGCATTCCATCTTAGTATTAGAATGTTTATGGAATAGTCTGAACTCCGTGTCAGGGAACTCTTTAAACAACTGAGGCCAAATTCCTCGCCAGTTGTTAGCCAGTCTGTTGGTGTTCTGTTGACCACGATCTGATTCTAGATAGAAATCAGTAGAGCTTGTCATGTCAAAGTCGAAGATAGAGTTAAAGCCAAACATGTTACACACCTTTGGTTTCCATCTACTGACGCCATAGTGTGTTGCTACGTGACCACAGTTGAAATCGGTTGCATTACGTGCGTATGGTGGCACATCAAGGTAGAAGCCACGGATCTGTGATGCATGTCTTAGATAGAAAGAAGAGTTCTGTTCCATGTGGATCTTAGGTCTGTTGCCAAGGATCCAATGACCAGGAACTTGTACACTACCATCTTGGATTGCTCTCATCATTTTAAAGTCAACCATTATAGTCGCAAATACATTATCGATAGCCATGGGTGGTAGATTGCACGTTAGTCTAATACCCTTTTGGTCATCTCTAAAGTACCCTGCACTTTGACCATTACCAATAATGTTTACAATATCTTCGCTCATTACTTCATCATCTCTTTAATTACTTCTTTACCCTTACCGCCTGTCCAATGCACGATAGCCGCATCGTCAAACCCTGGGTACTTATCTTGTATATCTAGGCGTAGGAAATTGTACCTTGCTGGCAAATGATTGATATGGGTAATCTCTCTGATGGGATCCCCACCAAGCATCCAATTCAACACTTCCTGATCACCAACTTCATTCGTTAGACCATCTTTGATGTATCTAGCCCATTCAGATAGAATAGGTGGAATACCTTCAAACCCCACAACACCACTGTTGTACCAAGTACCACGATCACCACGTCTTGTAGTCCATGGACGATCTACTGCCATAGTCAACTTCTGAGATGAAATGTGATTAAAGATACCGTCTAGGTTCTTCTTAACTTCGCAATCGCTGTCGATCCACACAACCTGATCTGCAATAGCGGAAGCATCCATCATAGCGGCAGGTTTCTTAAACCAACCCTGTAGATCCTGTCTGAAGGTGTCAAACTCATAGACTGCTAGTTGCGCATCTGGATTGTGTAGGGTAAAGTTTTCTTCGAACCACGGCAACATCCAATCAGTCTTTTTATCAGCCCCTGTGATATAGAGTTTGTTAAACTGCTTCTTAGATAATGCCATAGTCTTCTCCATAATTATGTTTGGCTAGACAGCCTGTCTCATTCTGAATAGTAGTAAAACTATCGTCACAGTCTACAGGCCATGGATAGTACTCTTCTAGCCATGGGAATAGTCTGTTGTTAAGATATATATCTGTGGGTTGTGCATTGAATACCGCTTCGGCAATGATAGCTTCAGCACCCCTTGGAGTGACTGCATATGCGTGTGCTCCGGGTAAGTATTGTTTTGAAACCAATTTACCAAGACCTAGATTGGGCATAATGTATTTACCATAGGATGGTTTACCGATGTTTACCAACCCATTGAATGGCATCTTGGGGATAGCCGCCTTGACAACCGCATCGTGCTCGAAGATAATGATTGATTCATTTAGTTCCACACACTTCTTCCACAATAGGAAGTGTGACATGAATGCCGACACAACTCTATCATATCTTGAATACTTCTCAAGGAAGTTCTTAACAGGGATGCCGTGCTTTTCTGCCAAAGAAAACACACTCTGTTCTGGTGTGATAGCGTCAAATGCCTCTATACTATCATCATTATGCCGTTTAAACGACTTTATGCAACGATCAGACATCTCCACACTCTGTGGATTATCTTTTATTGTGATAACAAATGCTCTCATAGTGTAGTCGTACTCCTAGTACGTTGTATCGTGGTATAATACTTCTTAGTCACACCGATATTCTTAATAATCTGTCTGCACATTATAGCATCATTAGGCCATAGGCCATACTGATAACATGCTCTCAACAGATCATCTGCCCCATCTGGTGTTAGTATATATGCACTGTTTCCAGCGATACCTTGAGGCACACCCCAACCATCTATATGAGGAACTGGTTGCACCACTTCTTTTCTATTCTGTATTACATCATGAAACTGTTGCGATTTGCGTGTTGCTCCTAGTGGAGAATTAACACCTATGATATTATACCCTTTGTTTAGGTAATTGTCAACATTAAGATTGGTGGTAAATATCGCATCGTGTTCGAATATCAACATAGGTGCTTTGTTTCTAGAACATCTGTCCCACAACCTAAAGTGGCTCATAGAGCATGCTACACGTGCATGTCTATTGGCTGTCTGATATGCCACCTTCCTCAGTCCAGAAGCCATATCGTGGATCTCTCCATCCCAAGGCCAATTCCACTGAAGCTTGTATGCCTTAACCCACTCTTCAACATCGTCTGGTGTAGTGGCCTCGAAGGTCTTTATCTTAAATTTGTTATCAAACTTAGCAGAGGATGCAATGCAATTTGCGGCGGCAGTTTCGCTTACTTCGTTACCCTTAATGGTTATAACGTGTGCTTCCATTATAAAATACCTTTATCAACCAATGCCTGATAGTTCTTGATCTTCTCTTGCTTCGGTCCTGATGGTGTAATCTTTGTACGTACATGGATCATACCAGCGTATTGTGGATATTCTAGGTAGTTGTCATAGCACCACTTTGGATGTAGGAACTGATCGTCGGAGATCTTAACACCTGTTTTGAAAGCAAGTGTGTGAAAGATACCCTCGTCTTCCCATTGATACGGTTTATTGTATGCGTTCATCCAACTCTCATTACCACCAAGTCCACCACGTAGTTTCTGTCGCAATGCTCTATCCATCTTGTAGATAGCACCACCCCAATAAGGAGCATTCATGGATCCTTGGAATGAGTTTTGTCTTACAAGCTTAGTGTGTAGATTCTGTTGAATAGGGTTGTATAGACCAACACCTACTTCGTCAAAGATGTCCTTATCCATATTCTTTGGAACAAACATATCAATGTCTACCATCAGGACGTTGTCATAATCGTCATACTCTTCGTCTATCATGTAAACTTTTTGACAAGGTGCTGTTAGATGATCACGGAATGGCATGCCCAAGACAAGCGAATAGTCCGCACCCACCTGTACTGCATACTCTTGAATGTTCTTTTGACTTTTCTTGTCAAGTTCTCCCATGTTGTCAAACTTGTCGAAGTGTTGTAGGATTATATTACGCATCTCGTTTTAGCACCGTAAAGCCTACATTAACTATGCCACGTTCAATGATATTCCATTGACTATTGTTATTACAGAAACGCTCTAGGCAAGCTTGGAGTTCTGGTACTGAGTTGGTGTCATGTGCTACGATATACTTCTTAGCAAGTCCAGAGTGTAGATCCAACTCTTTCGTCATATGATAAGCTTTGTGGATACTATCGATCAACAACATATCTACCTGTTGACCTACTGCACCTAGACCAGAACTATCAACTTCTTTCATAACAAGTTTAATGCCGTTCTCTCGTGCATAGTGTTCCGCATGGGGTTGACAGAATTTGCGATAGCGGCTCATGTCGATATCCACACCTTCTACATAATCAAATCCACTTAGAAGTGCATTGGCTAGTGTGCCGCCTTGGTGCGTACCCAACTCACGATAGGAAGAACATTCAGATGCATAGAACTTGATTGCATCATGTTGACCACAATAATCATCACCATGCGCACCTTCTTGACCGCTACGGATCTCATCATAAAATTCTACCAAGTTCTTTACGTGGCCTAGTTCAACGTTAATCATATTAATTCCTCTTCAAAGTATTCGATGTTATCTATACTCATAGGTTCCACCCCTCAACAGGTTTGTTAGCAATATCTTTCATAGTCCACAGGGTAAAATCGCCTTTACCTCGTATCTGTACATGTACAAACTTAGTATCTTTTGTTCTTAAATCATTGATAGGTCTCGGATCCTGTGTCTCTGGAACGTAGTTCACTGAGCTATTCCAAGTATAGTCTAGCAACCCCCAATTAACACCACACATCATTACATTCAAATAGTTCTGATCAAGTGTATAAAATCTAGGAAATCTACTAGCTCCACTTATGTAATTACTAACCGATAACTCAAAGTTACCGACAAGAGTACGAAACTTCTTTCGTCCTTCTTTAGAATATAGCACGACACCAGAATTAAATACTCTTACTCTACCGTCTTCGGTTCTAGGTACAGATGCGCCATATGTGCGTTTAGCCCATTCTGCCCACTCATTATCTCGTGCACCAGTAATACCACCAACATTGTATTTGGCTCTTGCTTCTGGTTGGTTCCATTCTTCGGCAATCAATACATCACGATCATTCATCTCATCAAAGATATTATCGGTAAGCCCATCAATAGGAATGATATCGCAATCTGCAAATAGGATGTTGTCATACTTATCAAACTCAGGATCAATCACTGGACGAAATGCGCCATAGTATGGATTGCTCTTAATCCACCCCTGATTATCATCAAAGATATATTCAGCACCAATTCTTTCAGCATAATCTTTCATAAGAAGAACACCAGCCGCCACACCAGTGGTTACCTTACCCTCATAGTACTGATATATTAGATTAGACAATTTTCTTCAACTCCTCTACGTTCTCGCCCCTATCAGGTAGTTTATCTTTAAGGAAGAAGTGAATGAAGTGTGCGTCTTTCAGAAGTTCATTAGGAATAGCAGTGTACAATGCATTAAACTTATAGTCTAAATGCTTTACCTTCATACCAGTCATATTAATGAATGTGTTAAGTAACGTCTGATCCGTAGACCATTTCCATGTGCCCTTACCATCAACGAATGCTTTAAACATAGGTTGGGTGATCCACTCTTTGGGTGACATACCATTTAATTGTTTTGAGAACGATTTATTCATAACCATCATACCCATGTTCATAAACGCACCACCATTAGGATGATTGAAGTCGAAGTCCATACCAGACTGACCGTCAAGAGAACCATACTGCATTCTAGAATAGTTACGGATCTTATTAGCGTATTGGGGAGTTACAGGCATCTCACGTTCATAGACACCACCAAAGTCATGATCATCTAACTCGTCAAACACATTAGGGGAGTTCTCACGAATGTAGATGTCGCTGTCGATGATAGCGATCTGATCATACTCAGGGAAATACTCAAAGGCATTCTCTTTCTCAAAGATAGGAAGGTATCCTAAACGAGAAGCACCCTCACTACGATTGGTAGTAAAGGGGTCTGGTTTGATAAACAGTTTAGGTGATGTCAGTAGAACATAATCGGCGTTAATGCTATCGGCATATGCCTTTACACTCTCGGTACACCAATTGTATAGGTTGGACGATTGCCCAACATAGACT